AGAGCCCGTAGGGAATCTGAGGCTTCGACGCGCCGAGCCAACACGATCTCGGTTCGCCGCCCCAGGGGAAACGCTTGACCCGGTAGAGCTTGCGGTCCCTCGTGAAGTAGGGGACCTCCATGCCTGCTTCTCGACGCTGAACGCCGAACGCCTGAAGCTCCTGATCCGTAAAGCCTTTCCATCGCTGCTCTTTTCTCGGTTCCTCTCCCACGTTCCAATCCCTATGCCTGGTCCGGGCCTAGCCCGCCCATCCACCCCCACCCCTGCGAGTTCGCAAATCCGCTCCACCACGGTCCCCCCCTCGACCCCCGGTGGCGGCGTGGCTAGCCGCTCCAACTGGGTCTCCATGCAGGACCGCCGCCTACGTCCGGTGCTGGGTTCCTACGCCGGCGCCGTCAAGGTGGCTGCTCTCGGAATGCCCCCTATGCGGTGACGGCCTGGGGCGGGGACCGGGGCGCGGGCTACCGCGCGTACGCGGATCATCGACCCTGGCGGCCCCCCCTCGATCGAGGCTTGAGGATCGTGTAGCGGTTGCGCTGCCCGCGGCCGGGTTCGGTGACGGCGAGGATGCCGCGTTCCCGGCAGCGGGCGATCGCGTTGCGGACGGTGTTGCGGTTGAGGCCGGCCCCCTCGGCGAGCTCCGACCAGCTGGGATCGTCCTGGCCGGCGTCGATGTGGCCGGCGATCAGCAGAAAGACCTTGCGATAGGTGGGTCCGAGCCGGACCTGCTTGGCTAGGGAGGCGGCGAGTCGGACCTGATCGCCGAGCACTGGGCGGCGCCGAGAGAGCGTCTGATCCATACCCTAGAGTTCATTCCATCGAGAGAGCACGGGCGGGAGCCTTGCACCGGGGTCGGACGTAAGTCCGGCCTTTCGTCGTTCTAGGGGTCTACTCGACGAGCTCGACCCCGATCATCTTGGCGATGTGCCGGCGCTCGGCCTGGGTCAGATCGCCGGTCTGGTTGTCGTGCTTGTCGACGAAGTGAACCTCGTCGATCCGCACCTTGACCAGAATGTTGCGGACCTCGCCCTTCTTCAGCTGGCCGCCGCCGGCGATCTCGATCGAGCCGCCGCGCAGCTTGACCGTCGACTTGTCGGGTTTGGCCCCGCCGACCTGGAGGTTGAGCGCCCCGCCCGGGGTGATCGCGAGCGCGGGCGGTGCCTGCTCGCCTTCCCCTTCGCCGGGTTTCTCGCCCTCGTGCTCGGCGTCGGGCTCGCCGCCCTCTCCCTCGCCGGCCGGGGTCTCGCCCTCGCCGGCGCCCTCTCCCGGCTCCTCGCCGCGTTCCTCGGCCTCGCGCCGTTTCTGCTCGAGGTCGGCCGGCGGGTCTAGTACTGCACCTGCACCCTCCATGAGGATTCCTTTCGTCGTGGTGGAACTCGCAGCGGCCAATCTAGGTCGCCGCTCGGATGCCTCGCGGTCCTGGTAAGCGAGCGGGGGTTGCAGGGCGTTGGGCTTACCAACGTCCGGCCGACAGGCGAGGATTCTGGTTATGGAGCGTGGCCCCGAACTCTTCCGCCTTACCGTCTACGGCCAGCCGGCCGGGGCCGGATCGAAGACGGCCGAAGTCGTATGCCGCGGCCGCCGTGGCGAGCGCAAAGTGCCGGTGCTCGATGAGCACGGCAACTTCATCCTGCGCTACCGGCACGCGACGAAGGGGACTGAGGAGTGGATGGCGACGGTCGAGCGGGAGGCGGGGATCCGCTGGGGCAGCGCCGACCCGATCGACGGGCCGGTGTGGATCGAGATCGACTGCTTCGAGGCGCGGCCCGACGGTCACTTCCGCGCCGACGGGACCCTACGCCCCGACGCGCCGGCGCACCCGAGCCGGACCATCACCCACGACTCGGGCAAGATGCGACGCGCGATCGAGGACGCGATCACCAACGCGATCGTCTGGGCCGACGACAAGCGCGTCGTCGATGGCCACGACCGCAAGCACTACTGCGACCGCGAGGCGGTGGTCTTCGAGAAGGAACTCGAGGGCGACGTATGGCGCGAGCCGCGGGCGGTGATCCGCATCGGCCGGATGGGCGCCGCGACCGTGGCAGAGGCCGGGATCACGTCGCCGCCGGCAGCCGGCCAAGAGCAGCTGATCGCCGCCTAGTGGTTCCGGTTTTCGCCCCTCAATCGTGGGGGCAAAATCGGAACACCTACCGCAGCCGCGTCTTCGAGTGCATCGCCCCCGGCGTCAGGGGCGCGGCGTCCTTCGACCGGCCCTTGCGCCCCTTCGCGTGCATCCACCCGCTACCGACGCCGCGGGGGTGAAGGCGGCCACCTTTGAGGGCGTTCTTGTTGCGCCGGGGCATCGTGGCGGCGAGCCTAGCCGCCGCTCCTGACGCTATCCGGCGGCGCGCTTGAGCTCGGCGAGCAGCCGCACCGCGGGGACCGTGACGATCTTGCCGGTGCCGTAGCAGTCGAAGCAGGGGCGAGAGCCGACGACGGTGACGCCGAAGCCGACATCGAGGCCGAAGCCCGCGCCGTCCGGCTGGGTCCCGTGGCCTTCGCAGCTGGGGCAGTCGACGCCGGCGAGCTTGAAGGCGACGACGTGGACAATCTCGTCGGGGTCCCAGGAGCCGTTGATCGACTTCCACGCCTCCACGAACGCCTCTCGGGTGGGGAAGCCCTCGCGGCGCGCGTCGGCCGGCGTGAAGCCGGAGAGCGTTTCGATGTAGCGGGTGCGGACCACGGCGCGGGCGACCGATGGCTTGCCGCGGCCGGGTTGGATCGCGAACTCCATCCCGACCGGGTACCGCAGCGGCGAGCGGCACCAGGGCGAGCGCGGGTTGTCGCTGATCCGCCGGCGGGTGACGGTCTTCTCGCCGCGGACGATCGCGGCCGCGAGCTCGGGGCGGAAGATCACGATTCGTCCTGGAAGCCGGCGGGTTCGGTGATCTCGACGCCGAGACAGGCGCCCTCGCACCGCGGGCAGAAGATCGGTTTGCTGCCGATCAGCGGGCCGCCGTCGCCAGTACCGATATGGAAGTGGTGGCCGCACCCGCCGCAGTTGATCCCCAGCGGCACGCCGGACCCGACCGTCGACTTCGGGCAGATCGGGCAGCGGCCGAACTCCATCGCCACGGTGCCGTTTGGGAGGCTCACGCGAGGACCCCGTTCCAGAAGACGGGCGCGCTGCCGGGGGGATCGCTGCCCTCGCAGTCGGGGCAGGGCGCGCCGGTGTATTCGTCGCCAGAGGTCGCGTCGACTTCGCCGCTACCGCCGCACCGCTCGCACGGCCCGCGGCCGACGATGATCCACGTCAACCCCGGCCACTGGGCGGCGGTCTCCACGTCCTCGGGCGAAGGGGCTGCAACCCCGCCCGGGTGGGAGTGGTAGACGCCGACCAGGGTTTCGCCCCTCGCCTCGATCTGCTTCGTGATCCCTAGCAGCGTGTCGGGGTCGATGGCGAAGTGGTGCTCGGGATCGCTGGAGGCGTTCTCTGCCGCCCAGAGGGCGATCCCGCCTTCAGGTAGGCCGCGGGCCGGTTTCGCCCGGGAGATAAGCCCGCACGCCTCCTGGGGCGCCTCCTGGTCGGCGCGTCGGGCGAGCTCGCGGCGTAGCCAGTCGGTTAGCTCGATCACGGCTCGATCTCGGGGTATTTCGCCTTGCCGCAGGGGCAGCCCTCGACCCGACAGATACCGAGCCCGCGCGCGCCATGCTGGTGCGGGCGGTGTCCGCAATGCTGGCCGTCTTCGCTCCATTCACAGCAAGCGTCGGGGTCGAGCCCGGGAGACAGTTCGCCATCCCCGAGCGGCGGCGGGGGCGGCTCATCCTCGCCGGGTTCGCCGATCTTGAAGCCGGTCGTCGGGACGATCGGCGTGTCGTTGTAGTTGCGCTCGGGGATCGGGTGGTAGGTCCCAGCCTTGCCTAGCTGATTGGCTGCGTCCAGGGCGGCTAGATCCGGTTCCTTCGCTTTGAACTCGCCGATCAGCTGGAGCAGCGGGAACTCGCGGAGCGGGTGACTGTCGTCGATCGAGATCTCGGACGGGTCGACCTCCCGCAGCACCTTGTAGTTGTAGACGCCCATCAGGACCCCCGCACCGTCGCCACCGTGACCAGGCGGTTCGCAGTGTCGAAGTCGAAGCCGAGCTCGCGCAGGTAGCCGTTGTGGTTGGCGGTGAGCGCGGAGTAGAGCGTCACCGTGGCGCCGACCTCGACCCCCTCGGCCTTGAGCGTGATCGAAGATTCGAGCGCGGTCTCGATCGCGTCCATGATCCGCCGATGCTGGGCGCCGCCCTCCTCGATCGGGGTCCGCACCGCGACCACATAGAGAGCTTCGGCCGGGGTCGGCTTCGCCTCGCCGGCGGGCGTGCCGCGCGCGGGGATGAGCTCGACCCGCTGGTGGCCGCCCTCGGGGTCCGGCACGTAGAAGCCAGGCTCGGTGAAGTGCTCATCGGCGTAGTAGAGGGTGCGCCCGTCGGGCAGGGTGCCGATCACCCGCATCGGGCTCATCGCTTGGCTCACTGTGATCCTCCGTTCTCGAGCTCGGGCTCGGGCTCTTGTTTGCGCGCCGGCAGGCGCACCTTGCGCTTCTCGAAAGAGGTCCCCGACGTTGGCCGGAAGTGATCTTCGCGGATGAAGGGGGCGCCGTTGGCGGCGGCTTCCATCGCCTCGGCGAGCTTGGCCTTGTCCTTGATTTCCTCGCCGTCCTTCGGGATGAAGACGTAGGCGAGGTCGCGGCCGATGCGGACGCCCCGGTCGCCGTTGCCGAGATCGAGGATGCCCGGGTTCTCTTCCTCCAGGCGCTCGGCCGCGGCGCGGATCCGCGACTTCAACTTGGTCGACCGGCTCGCCATGAAGTTCGCGTTCGCGGCCAGCCGCTCGAGGTCGTCGATCGTCACGTCGGCGTCTTCGGCAAGCTGCGACTCGGGGCGAAGGATCGGCGGCAGCGGGCAGGCGTTCGGCGCGGTGCAGTAGCGGCAGTGGTTCCCCGGCGTCGGCTGCCATTTCCGTTCGCCGACGTTGACCTCGACCAGCCGTTGAATCTGGAGTTCGAGGTCTTCGCGGAAGGTCGCCAGCTGGGGGAGCGTGACCTCGATCTCGCGGCGCACGATCCCGTCGGCGCGCAGTTCGCGGGGGAAGGCGAGAGAGAGGACGTAGCGGTCGAAGTTGCCGAGCGGGAGGCCGTCGTCGGTGACGCCGAACGCGGCCAGCACCGCCAGCATGTTCAGCTGGAAATTGCCCGCCCAGTAGGGGTTGCCGTCCTCGTCATAGACCTGCTTCACGAACTCCTCGTAGGTGGGCGGGAAGCTGGTCTTCCAATCGGTGATCCGGCAGACGCGCGGCCGCAGTTCCTCGGTCAGGTCGGCGCGCGCCAGCACCCGGTAGGGGCCGACCTGCAGCGTGAGCGTCTGCTCGATCCCCAGGATCCGCTTGTCGAAGGTGTTGCCGCGGCACCAGTTGTTCACCATGTAGCGGAGGGCGTCGCGCTCTTTGGCCGGGACCTGGAGCTCGGGCCGCTCGCGCATCACTTCGTTGAGCACGTCGCGCCCCAACTCCGGGGGAATCTTCGCCATCGCCTGGTCTTCGGCTTCCTCGGGCGAGGGCTGGTAGTCGCTGGCGCCGGCGGCCGCGTCCGGCCCGCCGGCCCGCCGGTGGCTGGCAACAAGGATGCGGAGCAGGCGGTCGAACACGTCGTGCCCCAGGGCGCCGCGGTGAAGCTCATGGGCGCCGGCGCCGCCGCGGTAGCGGAGGAAGAGGTAGGCGTTGCGATCGCAGGCGTCGTGCAGCTGGAGGAACGTCTGCGAGGGGACTTCGGGGACGTGCGGCTGGCGATCCTCGGGAACGGGCGGCAGAGCGCGCCACTCGGTCGGCGAGACCGGCTTCAACGGACGCCCTCGTTGCGCTCGTAGGTGCAGGTCGGGCAGTCCCGGTAGCGGCCAGCCGGCGCCTTGCCGGCGCTGCCAGGCGGTTCGCCGTCGAGCTTGACCTCATGCCCGCAGTCGAGCATCGCGAGCCACGTCGTCACCGTGCCGGGTGGATCGAGGAACTTGGTCACTTTCTCGTAGCGGGTGACGCGGCGCTGAACGCCGACGTTCCCTAGATCGCCCTCAGCCCTTGGCATTCTCGGCCTCGCCGATCGCCTTGTCGAGCGCCGCGATCCTCTCCTCCTGCGAACCGCGCCGTTCCGCAGAGTCGATGATCGGCTTGGCCTTCGTCTTCCCCAGGAGCTCGACCAGCTTCAGCCGCTTGTCGCGGAGATCGACCTCGGTGTTGTACAGGTTCTCAATCGTGTCGGCGACGCGCTCAAGCTCGGCGTGCGAGTGGGCGGCCCCCTCGACCAGCGTGTCGAGCCGCCCCTGCGGGAGCCGGTCGGGGTTGATCTCACAGAGCTCGGCGTAGGCGGTGTCGATCCGACCGCGCAGCTGCTTGGCCTGGTCGTCGTCGAGCGGCGCGGGCCGCAGATCGTCGTCGCTGACCTCGGCCTCGTCGGGAGCGCCCGCCTGGTCGAGCAGCTGGCCGATCGAGCCGCGCGCCGCGTCGCCGTGGTCGAGGACGGGGCCGAACTTGTCTTCGCCTTCCTCCCGCAGCCACTCTTCGTAAGCCTCGGTCAGCCACTCTTCGTGCTGCGCTTTGAGGTACCCGGGCTTGCCCGACTCCATCCGCTTCACCGTGGGCTTGTCGTCTTCGATCCCGCCGGCGGGGGTGACGTAGAAGTTGAAGGCCGGCATCGCGTACAGGTACTCGCCGACGCCGAACCGCACCGCGACCCGCTTGAGGGCGTCGGAGTCGGCCGCCTTCACCTTCATCCCGGCGCCGCGACCCTGGCCCTCGCCTATGTCGGTGTGGGTCTGCCCCAGCACCGTGAGTTTGTAGCGGAGCAGGTTTTCGCCGGCGCGCTCGACCGGCGCCTCCTCCCAGCCGCCGGCGACGACGGCGTTGAGCCGCGCCGAGACCAGGCGGGCGTCGACGTAGGGGACGACCAGCACCCACGTCGCGCCCTTCTTCGAGCCGCCTTTGCCGCCGTCGTAGAAATCCGACGCCTGAATCTTCCACTTGATCGCGCCAGGGGCGAAGGGGCGGCGCAGGTGGAGCAGCGCCTCGGCGATCTGGGCGGTAGGGATCGACGGCAGCGTGGGCGGCAACTCTTCAGCCAAGGGGACCTCCTAGAAGGGTGAACAGGATCAGGCGCAGCCTATCTAAAAAGTTGCCGCGCGTCAACGGTTTAGAGGTCGCCGTGCGGGTAGTCCTCGCCGGGTTCCCAGACGCCGGCGGCCATCGCGTCCTCCGGGTCGGCGCAGTGCTCGTGCGCCTGGCCGTCTTCGACCGGCACCGGGGTTTCGCCGGAGAGGATCGGGAAGCCGCAGAACGAGCAGACCATCAGGCCGCCTCGCGCCGCTCGGGGATCCGCTCGATCGCGTCGCCGGGTACGCACTCCTCGTGCATCCACCGGCCGTCGACGCGCTGAATGATCTCGTCGACGCGGATTGGCCCCCGGCATCCGGTGGGCGGCATACAACGGCCGCGGTGGCGCGCTGCGGTCAGGTGGGTTTCGATCACAGGCGGTTGCAGGGGGATCACCTGGTCAGAGGTTCCAGTCCCGGCCGGACGGATCATCGCCAGGTCTCGTCGGGGACGATGAAGCCGGGGAAACGATCGGCCGCCGTGGTCTCCAGCCCCCGGTCGGCGACGAACTCGACGACGTGTAGTGGAAGGCGAGGGGCGGGGACCGTGATCTTCGGGGCGCCGGGGCTGTCGGCGTGGGAGTCGAAGCGACGGTGGTGAAGTTCGCAGCCGAGCCCGCCGTTGCGCGGGTCCCACGCTGCCAGACGGATAAGTTCGTCGCGGTGTTCTTTGCGGAGCGGAATGAATTGGCGGCGCTCGGGAATCAAGATCCTCGCTTCCCGCAGCGCCTCCCACATGGCCGCTTCGACCCGCTGGCGGCCGATGAAGTGGAAGCGCTCGATCACCTTGCCCGGCTGGCCGCCGCAAGGGACCCGCTTCGGGTCGAACTGGGCGAGCCAGCACCAGGGGTTGGCACCGGCGTAGGAGCGGCCCTTCCTGCGGAACCGTTCCACGCCGTCGCGGTAGACCATTTCGCGATCGTCAACGCCGTCCTTGAAGGCTTCGCGCAGCCAGGCGGGGGCGTCAGGCATCGCCGGAACCGATCTCGCCGTCGGCGGGCGGTCTGGTGCGGACCTCGGTCGCCTCGGCGTCGATGAAGCCGCGGTCTTCGTCGGGCGCCTGCCGCCAAGTCACGATGATCTCGCCGTCGGTCTGCCCGACTAGGAAGGCCCACGGCGCGTAGAGGTCGGCGAGCTTCGTGACCCGCATGTGATCGTCGGGCTCGATCCTGGCGATGATTCGCCCGGCCATGCCTTCGACGACCAGCTGCCCGTCGCGGAGGCGAAGTCGGCCGACCTCGGCCATTACCAGCGCGCCGCGATCTCGCGGGCCTTCGCCCGGGTCGCATCGTCGAAGATGCTCATCTGCTTCGGCTCGGCCTCGGGACCGAGATCGCCGCGCAGCGCCTTCCTGACCTGGCCCCAGGTGAGCCCGACCCAGCGGCCCTTGCCGAGCGAGCAGGGGTGCGGCGGGTACTCGGAGTCAGGTCCCTTGTCGGCGCCGATCAGGGCGCCGGCGGGGTAGCCGTGCAGGCGGCAGTAGGTGTGCCAGCGCATGTGCGACTCGAGCTCGCGATCGGTGGGGAAGTAGATCGCCACCAGCTGCCGGTCGTGCTCGGTCTCCATCGCGGACCCCAGGTCGCCGTAGGTGCCGCCGCCGGGGCCGATCGGGCTCGGGACCTTGCCGTCGGCGATGAAGTCGGCGATTCCCTGCTCGCCGGCGCCCCCCCAGCGGAGCAGCTTGCGCGCCTCCTCGAGCACGGCGCTCCACTCGGCTGGCGAGTTCGGCAGGACCAACTGATCGCGGCTAACCCGGCCCACGGCCGCCGTCCTTGATGTTGACCATCGGGGGCAGCCGCACCGGGCGCCGGCGAATGTTCATCGGCTCGCCTTTGCCCTCGCGCTTGCGGGATTCCTCGGCCTCGCGCAGGGCGCGATCGAACTCCGCGGTCTCGACCGGGTGACGGTAGCTGGACCGGCTGCCACCGAGCCCCGTCTTGTCGCCGTAGTTGCCTCCCATCCCAATCCTCCTTAGTCGACGTGGCACGCCCCCGCCGCTCCAGGCGATCGCCTCTCGTAGCGACCGTTGCCTGGGCGGCGTATGGGGGCGTGGTGATCCTGTCCTGCATACCGCCGGCGAGCGTCGACCATACGGCGTCGATCGGTGGACCGGCGGTCCCTAGGGAGTTGGCGGCGGCGGCGCTCAGACGCGGCCGACCGCGGTCCTCCCCGGAGCTTTGGAGCCGTCAGCGCCACGGTTCCCGTCGGCGCTGGTCCGCGGCCGCGCGGCGGCTCGCAAGTATGGTCTCGTGGGAACCGCGGCGGCGGGGCTCGGGGGCCGCGAGAGCGGCGCGGAGAGCCCGCAAGGGGTGAAATCGAGAGAGCATGTGGATTCCTTCCTGGTCGGTTAGGGCTTGTCCAAGACGCGGTTGATCTCGTAGCGGGCGAGCGTCAGGGCTTCCTCGAGTTCCTTGATCCGTTCGCGGTCGCTCTGTCGGGGGCAGCCGTTCCGGTGGCGCAGATCGGCGAAGGTCTCGGCCTCGGCCTCGCAGTGCGGGCAGGTCGCCATCAGCAGGCCCGCACGAGTTTGTCGTCTTCGTAGAGCCCGTCCTCGCGGCGCTCCATCTTGCCGTCGAGGGACTTCTCGCCGACCAGGAGACCGGCGGGGGCGTCGTAGCGCTCCCTGTACTCGGTGCAGATCTCCGGCCATGCTTCCTCGAGCTTGATCTTGTTCATCGTGTCGGCGTGCCGGTAGAGCAACATCACGAGGGCGTAGAAGTCTTCGCCCCAGTCGATCTCGGAACCGAGCGCATCCGATCGAGCGTCGAGATCGCGGCTGATCATGTAGTCGCGGAGGCTCATCAGGTTCCTAGCCCTACGCCGATTTCCGAGCGGATCGCGTCGAGCCCGGTGTGCAGGGTCTCGGTCTGCTCGGCGATCCGGTGCGACTGCGCCAGGGTCGCGTACGCCTGCGCCTCGGCCAGGGCGGTGTCGCTCGGCGCCAGAGACCCGTCGGTCGCCTCGTCGCGGTAGCCCTGAACTTTGCGTAGCAACTCGAAGGCGCGGTCCTCGTAGACGTTCGCGCAGGCAGAGTGGTTGACGCTGCTGACGTGGCGGTCGGGCTTGCCTTCGCCGACGCTCATAGGGTCCGCCCCCTCCCGTCGACGCGACCGTGGTCCTCGCGCCGCACGGCCTCGCGGAGGCAGCGGTCGAAGGCGATGCGGATCCCGGCCCGCCGGTCGAACTGGTCGAGGGAGCTGCAGGTGGCCTCCCGGGTTACGTGGCCGTCGGTCTTCGCGGCCTCGGCGTCCCGCTTGATGCTGACCACGGTGAAGCGCGGCTCCATCGTCGCCGGCGAGTGCGTGACTTCCACGATCGCCTCCGGCCATACCGCGAAGAGGCGGTCGACGGCGGCCGGGTGGACCGCCTTGCCGAGCACGCGATCGGCGAGCTCGCGCGCTGACGGCTGCACCTTGTCGGCCAGCCCCTCGGGGATCGGGGCGTTGTCGGCCGTCAGGAACTCGCCGGTCGCCAGGTCGCACCCGTAGAAGCCGGGGATCTCCGGCAACCCGTGTTCGAGGGCGATCTCATGGGCGAGCTTCGCCGGGTCCTGGGGCATCCCCATCCCCGGCCCCCCGATCACGGGGGCCGACGCTGCTGCTTTCAGGCGCTCGAGCTCGGCCTCGGTGGCCTTGATTCCAGTGCGCTTCATCGTCACTCCTCCTCGTCTTGGTCGAACTCGGCAAACAGCTTCTCCAGCCGGTCGCTGATCTCTTGGCGGTGCTCTTTCGAGCGGTCGCGGCTGGCCTCGAGCAGGTCGAGGTCGGTGTGATCCTCGATCGCGTCGCGCGCCCAGGACCGGAGCAGGTCGGTATCGACCGCCTCCAGCTGCGCCGACTCGGTGTTGCCGCGCGCTTCCCAGTTCGCGGAGCGGCCGTCGGACTTCTTCGGCGGCGCGGTCTCGATCCCGCGGTCCTCTACCTGCTCCCAGGTGAGCCCGATCCTGACCGGGACGAAGGTCTCGTCAGCGTCTTCGAGCGAGCCGCCCAGGTGGCCGGCGACGAAGGCCCGCACGTCGTCGCGCATCGCTTCGTAGATCGCCTCCCCGCTCGGGTCGTAATCGCCCAGGTGGAGGAAGATCGTCCGCTGGCCGTACTCGCGGTTGTGGAGGACCCGCTGCGCCATCGCGTGGGTGACAGTGACGCCGGGGAAGCCGCCGGTCGCGTAGACCGGGACCCCGTACGGGCTGGCGGCGCGGTTGAGGCTCGGCCCCATGCCGCGGGCCTCGCACCAAAGCTCGATCTCGTCGGGCTGCTCTTCGCGGAGCGGGTAGCGGAACCGCCGGCTCGACTCCCGCAGGGTGTCCCAGAATTGGCCGGTGCTCGAGTAGCCCCAGTCGCCGCCGAGTTCGTCCGTCTTCTCGTCGCGGATCGAGTGGAAGTCGAGGATCTGCGCGCGCCGGGCCTTGACCAGGTTCTCGCAGAGCCGGCCGTACGCCTGCTCGGTCTTGTCGTAGGCGAAGTTGGCGACCAGCCGGTAGAAAATCTGCCGGGCGGTGAGCGCTTCATCCTCGGCGTCGAGCACCTGCTGCACCTGGGCCAGGACCAGCGCCGCGTCCGGCCGGGGCTCCCACTCGAAGTAGCCGCGGGGGCGTGACTTGCCGGCCATCAGGACGCCGCCGCAATGTCGGAGGTGAACAGCGGTTCGTCGTGGCCGCCCGGCGGGGGGGTCGCGTCGAAGGTCTCGGGCTCATCGAATTCGGGCCACTGGACCCGGACCCGCCAGTGCGATTCGTCGGGCTCCACGATCTCGACCACTTCGCCGTCGGGGTCGTCGCCCCCGGAGATCAGGGAGCCGAGCCCGTACTCGGTCCCGGTCGAATCGAGGATCTGGGGATGCAGGACCGGGGCGTCGACCTTCACGATCTCGTCGCGCTCGTAGGCGATGTAGCCCCAGTCGACGTAGGCGACGATCTGGCCGGGGAAGTCCGGGTGATCGCGCCTGATGTTGTGGATGCGCGACGGCGCCGATGCGCCCTCGGCCCAGACGCCGTAGCCGACGCGGAGCCGGGAGCCCTTGGCCTCCTTGGGGGGATTCTCGGGCTCGACCTTGCTCAACCCCCGGTCGTAGTCGGCCTGGCTGATTGGCTCGATCCGCACGTTCCAGGTGTGGGTGTGCTGGGCGACCAGCGTGGCGACGGTCTCGCCGAGCTCAGACTCCAGGCAGACTGCCGAGTGCTTGAGCAGCCGCCCCGACCGCGGGCGGTTCGCCGGTCGGTAGCTGAGGACGATCAGGAAGTGGCGCATCAGAACTCCAATCGAGAGAGGAACAGGATCACGCCGGGGACGATAACAGAAGGGTTGCCGCGCGTCAACCATTAACGACGAAGCGCCCCCGGAGGGGCGCCGCGTCGAGGGAGAGGGGGAGAGGCCCGGCGCTACTGGCCGGGGCTCGTGCCGCCGGGCTGGCCGGCGGTGATCTGGGCGCCGCCCGGGTGCGGCTGATCGCCGACGGGGGCTTTGGTCAGAGGCGTGGGCGCTTGGGGAAGACGATCGGCGACGGCGGAAGCGATCAGGTCCACCGTGTCGGGGCTGACGCCGGCCGCCTTCGCGATCTCGTATTTCCCGCGGTTGCGTAGCCAGGTGACGACGATCCCCGCGAGCCCGCCGACGATGCCGACGAAGTAGGCGGTCGCGGCGGCCGGGTCGAGGTCGTAGTTGAACCACTGCTTCGACTTGGCGGCGACGAAGGCGCCGGCGAGCAGAAGCAGGGGGCCGAAGAGGAACGTCACCCATCGGCTGATGTTGGAACTGGGATCGAACACGGAATCCTCCTCCTTAGATTGGTTGCGGCGCGGACCCTACTCGGCGGCCAGGATGAAGTAGCGCTCGACTTCGCCGCCGCCGAACAGGTGGACCGTGCCGGGGTCGACGGGCGGGGAGCCGTGGCCGACCGTCCGCATCGCGTCGATGAAGTCGCCGTCGTCGTCGATCGACGGGCACCAGCCCTCGGTGTGGTGGCCGTTGCCGGAGCCGTAGACGATCACGGCGGGGCGGCGCGCCTTGAGCATGTGCTCGAGCGAGACCTCGCGCCAGCGGCCGGCGGCGCGCAGCATGGTCCCGGTGAAGCCGCCGCGGAAGTCTTCGCCGTTGATATCGGGGAACCCGCACGCCTTGATCGCCGCGGTCATGGTCTGCGAGCAATCCGACCGCTCGCCGATCGCCTCGCCCGGGTGGATCGGGTGGTCGACGTTCCAGCTGCCGGGCATGGAGTAGAAGTTGCGGCGGCCCTCTGGCAGACCCTTCGCGCAGTTGAGGGCCATCGTGTTCAGGCACTTCAACCAGCGGTCGAACTCGTCGCCGCCGACGACGCGGTTGCCTTCGACGCGGGGGGCGAGCTTGTCGATCTGGGCCTGAATGTCGTCGATCTTGTCTTCGACGCCGTTGATCCGCTTGGCGATGGTGCGAGCTCGCCCGCGCCAGAAGATCGCGCGGGTCTTTTCGCGCTCGGCCTTCGCGTCGAGCTTGAGGGCTTTGCGCCCCTTCCGTTCGGCGCGGCGTAGCTTCCGTTCGCCCTTGGCCTGGTCCTCTTCGGGGCCGAAGGTGAGCAGGCGGTGTGCTTCCTGGCGCAGACGATCGCCGGCCTCGCGGGCGGCCTTGGCCTGCCCTTCGGCTTTCTTCTGCCCGACGTGTCGGGCTTTCATCCGGGCGACGGCGCGGTCGTGGAGGGGCTGTTGCACCCTCAGTGAGTGGACGGCGGCGGTGAGCAAGGCGCGAAGTTTCTTAAGCATGAGGCCAAGCCTAGCGCCGCCGGCGTCCCCCTGCTAGGGGGTCGGCGTCGAAGTTCCGCGTAGTGCGTGGAGCTCTTTCTCGAGGGCGTCGAAGTCGAGCCGCAGGGTGGCGAAGCGGCGCTGGAGGCTTTCGAGTTCTTCATCGCGGGTGCGCAGCGCCGACCGCAGATGTTCCCCTTCGCCGCGGGCTTCCTTCAACTGCTCGCGCAGCGACTCGATCACTTCGAGGGTGGTCCGGGTGGCGATGCTTTCGGCCTCGGGCTTGACCTTGAACCAGGCGACCACGGCGCCGACGATCGCCGTGACCAGCGTCACGAGCGCGACGATCGAGCCGCCGTCGAAGCTGACCACCGCGTCGATCACCGCCGGACCTCGCCGTCGTATCCGTTGAGGTAGAGGTTGATCGCGTGACCCGCGAAGCCGACCGCCAGCAGGGCGATGAAGATGGCGGTGAGCGCCGTCGTCGACCGCACGGTGATCGCGGTGACGTAGTAGGCGAGCAGCCCGCCGGCGACCAGCGAGAGGCCGGGGATCTCGATGTGCCGAGCGCCCCGCAGCGCGCCGATCGCGGAGAGCGCCCCGCCTACGACCCAGGTCAGGTTGAAGATCAGCAGCACGATCCGCGGCAGCACCAGCACCGGCGCCGATTCTTCGACGAGCTCGGGGGTCAGGAGGTTGATTAGGCCGCCGACGAGGATCCCCAGCGACACACAGATTCCGAGTCGGTGGGAACGAACGTAGGCGCGGTGCCAGGTCGGGATGATCTCCACGCAATAAGTATCCCTGCAATTCCGCCCCCGGCTCGCCTATGCTTCCGGCTCGTGGAAGGTCTCGGCGAGGCTGGTCTCGAAAGGCTCCTTACGACGCTCGAGGACGTGGGAGCCGGCAAGGTCGCGTTGACGATCGACGACGCCCGCCCCGACAACGCCGCGCACCTGACGCGGTTGTGCCTCCAGGGGGCCGCCGAGCTCGGCTGGAGTTTCGACCAGGCGTGGTCGACCGCGATGGCGCGGCTTCAGCCCAGCCAAGCGGGCGGCCAGGTCGACCCGGTGGAAGCCGCCGAGCTCCGCGAAGACCGCCGCCTCCTCGAAGAGGATCGCCCCCTCTTCCGCGCCGCCTACGAAGGGCGGCCGCCGACGACGATGGAGCGCGCCCAGCGCCTCGCCGCCGCCAGCGATCGACTCGACCAAGCCTTCCGGCCGGTGCCGTCCCTCTCGGCGCTGGCCCTGTGACCGTCGAGACCTACGGCGTCGAGCAGCTGCTCCGCGACCTCCGCGAATACACCTGCCCGGTGCATGGCTGCGAGGCGGCCCCCCGCAGCGGGAGCCTCCTGTGCCCCGGTCACTGGCGCCTGGTCCCCGCCGACCAGAAGCGCGAAGTCTACGAGATCGTCCGCAGGATCGAACGCCTCGCCAAGCGCTACGACACGGCCCAGGACGGGTCGCCCCGGCAGGCGAGGCTCGCCGACGAATGGCTGCGCGACGAGACTATTTGCCGCGAGGTCCAGCTTCGAGCGGTGATCGTGGCCTCCGAACGTGCGGGGGCGCGCCCCGACGATGTAGGGTCGGCCGGTCAAACGACCCCCAGAAAGGGAGGCTGTATGAAGATCAAGACCAGCGTCAACAGCGACGGGTGCGCCACCGTCGCCATCATCAACCCGGAGACCCAGGAGACCATCGACACCCGGTCGGTCGAGCCGGGTCAGGAGGTCGAGATCACGGCGGTCAATCCGGCCGATCTCCATGTCGGCGAGGTCTGCGCGATCGCCGCGCCGGCCGCCGGCGCCGGAGAGGGCGAGGCCGCGGCCGGCGAGGGTGCCGGCGAGGGCAGCGCCACGGGCGAGGGCGAGAGCGCGACCCCGTAGTTCTGGCGGTGGGGCGCGGGTCGGTTCGGCTCGCGCCCCAATTCCGCCCGCCTGACGCGCCACCTGAGCGCGTCGCGGGCGTTCTCGGGATTTCCGGGGGGTAGGTCCGAAACGGGGGCGAAGCCCTCAGATCGCCGGATACGAGCGCCCGGCCGGTTTCCCACCGACGACCTCCGCTTTCCAGGCCGCGATCAACTCGGCCATCGAACGGCGCTCTACGTCAGGGTCTCGGCCCGATCGGTACCTACCGAGCGTCAACGACCCCACGACTCCTGAGCTACGGGCGCGGCGCGAACCCTATCAGGGCGAGTGCGCGACGACCGCGCCCCAGGTGGCGAAGTCTTCGGCCACGTCTTCCCAGGTGGCCTCCTCTTCGGCGAGCTCATCCCAGGTCCAGTCGGGCGACGTGTTGAAGAACAGCCGGATCCCGATCGGCTTCTGCTCGCGGAGAATGTCGCGGAGCGTGGCCTCGGGTTCGGGGGTCTCGCCTTCGAGGGTGACGATCTTCATCCGGTAGGCGAGGCCGGCGTAGAACTCGACCAGCAGGGCGGTTTTGGTTCCGGTGAGCCGGCGCTTGGCAACGGCGACGATGGCGCCGGGGGTACCGCGGCCGAAGCCCTCGGGTTCTGAGATCGCCGCCCGCTGTTCGGCCTCACTCATCAACGGCAGGAGGCGGGCGCCGACGAACTGGGCGAGGTAGGGGAGCGCGGCCGCGGGGCATTCGTCGGGGTCGAGGAGGATCTGCCAGCCCGGGCCGCTGTCCCGGTCGCTGACGATCTCGTGGATCAGGTCGATGTTGCCCGACGTGAGCGCGGCGCAGAAGTTGAGGGTCGCCCAGCCGTGGGCTTCGTCCTCCTGGGTGAAGGCGGGGTCCAGCGCTTCGTAGAGCTCGAGCGCGGCAGCTGAGACTTCCGGCTGCATCAGGGACCTACTTCGATTTTGCCCGCTTTGGTCAGCGGCGCGGCCCCTTCGAGCGGCACGTCCGCGACGCCGAGCGCGCCGCCTTCTTTCCCGATTTTGAGTTCGGTGTAGTGGTCGACGCCCGGGAGGTTGTTCAGCAGGGTCACGAGATCCTGATGCCTGACGACGGTCTCGTGGTTCCAGCCGCGGGGGTCTTCGGGGTCCGGCATCCCGAACGCGATCGGGTCGAGGTAGGCGGCGAGCGCGGCTTCGACGTTGGCCTCCTCGGTCGCCTGGTCGAAGCCGTCGCGGGCGACGATCTGGAACTTGACGGCGACGGTCGTGTAGGTCGGGTCGATCGCGAAGAAGCGGAAGTTCGCCTCCCGTTTCGACTCCAGGTCGGCGACCAGCGCTTCCTTGACCGGGAGGCTGCACGGTTCCCCGCTCGCGTCGCAGGTGGCGATCGACACCGTGCGTTCGCTGGTCCAGGTTTCGGGGTCGTCGGGGTCGTCGGTTTCGGGGTTGAAGAGGTCGAGCGCCAGGGCGCGGAAGACACCCGGGACGTTGCGGGCCAGGATCTCCACGTCGCGGGGGATGATCGGCCGCGGCGCCAGGGTTTCCATCGTTTCGGCGAGCCGGTTGAGGTAGGTGGTCACGTCCTCGGCCTCTTCGCCGCCGCTCGATTCGCCGACCAGGGTGATCGAGTCGACGAAGTTGAGGGTGTCTTCGGGCTTGGCTTCGCCCGACAGTTCGTTGCCGGCCGTGCCCGGTTCGATCGCTTCGAGCAGAACCTCGCCGGCGGCGGTTTCGCTCGAGGCCGCCGGGACCTCGACGGCGCCGACGACGCGAAACCCTTCGCCGGTGTTGCCCGACGTGGAAACGTTCACCTGGGTCCCGGCTTTGATCTCGTAGCCGTCGGCGTCGACCATCACCCAGGTCGATTTGACCGTCGCCGGCGTCGCGGCGATCGGCTGGACGTGGGCGATCTTCACCCCGTAGCCGTAGAAGATTTCTGCCGCCACGTCGGCCGTCAGCTGGCCCAGCGGGACCATGAGCAAGTCGACCATTTCGTCGATCAGCGCGACCTCGGGGGAGTTGTCGTTGCGTTTCCAGCCCGGGAACCGTTCTTCCATGCCGGCGTAGATCGCCGACTTCAGGCTGTTGCCGTCGAACTCGACGGGGAGCTCGATGAAGCTGGTCACGATCGGACCCCCACCCGGACGGTGACGCGGGAGATCAGGTCTTCGAGCTCGGCGACGGTGCGGATCCGCGCCCGCGGCTCATAGCGCGCGATCTGGGCGAGCCATTCGTCGATCGCCTCTTCGGGCGGGAAGGGATCGAAGCCGGCTTCTTCGACGCCGTAGTCGGGATCGCCGAGCCGAGAGCCGCGCTCGGTGTTGAGTAGGGCGTAGACGCTCTGGGCGACCTCCTCGGGGGTGTCCTGCTCGATGACGGCGAGCCCGGGGTTCCCCATCTGGAGCGGGACCCGGAGCTTCGGCACCTGGGCGGTGTTGGGCCGGCCGGTGGTGGTCGGCGCGAGCGGGTCGCCGAAGGTGCCGGAGCCGAGTTTGCCTTCGCCGAGAGTGGGCTCCATCAGGCGCGAATGTCCTTCGGCCAAATGCCCGGGGCTACGACTAAGCGGTCGACGCTGCATTCCGCCGAACCGACCGCTTCGTTGAGGAGGACTTGGAAGGTCACTCCGGTGGATTCGGTTCCGATCCGTCGTGACACCATCGAGTATCTCCAGCCGCCGGTCCCGAACGCTTTTCCGGATTCATCCTGGGAGTGGAAGGCGTTTGAGGTGCCAGCATGTGAACCACCGGCCTCGATAATGCGTAGCTGGCCCGCGAGCTGATTCTGACCGATCGGCACCCAGATTTTCCCGACGAAGGTGATCCACTCCCCGAGCATTCGGCGTAGGTTCTGGCCGTTGTGGGTCTGGTTAATGAAGGAGCTTGCTCCCGGCGCGGTCGTCACCATCTTGACCGAGTAGCCGTTCGGCGACTCATAGTTGACCACGTCTTTGGAAAGGGTCACGTTGCCGAGGGTCCAGTTCGCCAGAGCAGGGACGGCAAAGCTCGCGAAGTCCCCGTTAAACAAGTAGTTCAATGCCGGCGTTAGAAGCGAGCTGCGTTGCTGGGAGGCGATCCGGCCTTCGAGATTCAGCAGCCGCAGGATCTCATTCGCCCAAAGCGTGTGTCCGGCCGCGTTGGGGTGGATTTCGTCGCTGAGAAGGGATTTGACGGCGGGATCGGCATCGAGAAAGAGGCGGTGTACGTTCACGAACCCGTAGCCCCGAAGCTGCGCAACTGCTTCGGTGACGAACTGGCGGGTGGCGTGAACTTCTTTATTGGCGTCGACACGCGGGTTCTGGGCGATGAGTACGAGCTCTGACATCGGGCAGGCGCGGGTGATCGCCGCGGCGCCGACGCTCAGGGAATCTCGCCAGTACGGCTCGGCCGGCGCCCCGGCGCCCCCCTGGTTGTGGCCGTGGCTGAGGAAGATCAGGTCAGGCTGTTTCGAAGCCACCATCGCATCAAGGAGCCGCGACGTGTGGTAGGCCAGCGGCGTGCTGGCCACCGATGCGTTGTAGAAGGTGCAGGTCTTGGTGCCGGTGCCTTTCTGTTTTTCCAAGGCTTCGCCGTAGACTTCTTTTTCGGTGTCCCAGGCTCGATATTTGAAGGTGATAGCGGGGAATCGAGCAGCAAGCCCTTCCAGCACTTTGCCCACCCAGGTTGCGAAAGCGGCTCCCGTCGAGTCGCCGACCACTACGACCGAACAGTCTTCACCCTCGGTTAGCTTGCGAAGGATGCGCCTTCCAATGCTGTTGGCGCCCCCGGAGACCACTACGAGGGCTTCCTCGATGGCCGTGGCGCGGGCGGCTACCGTCGCCGATTCACCGCTCGGGTTTAGACCAAGCTCGTGCTCGATCGCGAGCAGGATTTCATCGACTTCGTTGTGCAGACCCGGATGCACATCTTTCGACAGCGTATGGTTGGCGAGATCGACGGCGAGATCGTCGAAGGCAGCGGGGTAATCCGGCATGAACTAAGCCTAAGCGCGACCGTTACCCCGGCCACCAGGCGACCACCCAGGGGTCGCCGTGGTCGTCGAGCAGCACGAGTACTTCGTCGCCGATCGCCGGCAGGTCTTCGCCGCGGGGCATCCATCGGGTGATCTCGTAGAAGTGCTCCTCGCTGAAGCCGGGGACGGTGACGGTGAAGGGATCGTCGAGCGTCGCCGGCGCCGTGGTGACGAAGCCCCTCTGCCCGGGCGGCGCCTGTTCGGGTGGCTGTTGGCGGGAGAGGTCCATTAGAGGCGCTGAATGCCGACGTGTACGTGGTCGTAGTGGTCGGGGACGGCCCAGAGGATCTGCACCGAGAACCGCTTGCCGTCGACGACGATCTCGAACCGATCGTAGGTGCCAACGCTGTCGCCGTCGCGGCCGAGCGCGCGGCCGAGTTCGTTGGCGATCTTCGCGCCGTCGGTGGTCGGGTAGTCGGTGGCGTAGGCGTTGCTCGAGTAGAGTGCGTGGTCGGACCCGCTAGCGTGGCCTTCCTCCTTTTCGGCGCCGGGGCTGACGCCGTGGTCTTCCATGAACGGGTGAACGAACTGCTTGAAGATCGCCGCCGTGCCCCCCCAGGCCGGGGATCCGAGACTCGTATCGGTGATGTTGACCCCCGACAGCTGGGTCGTCGTCGCGCCCGATCCCCCGACTGAGCGGGTGCGGGTCGGCGGCGCCGGCTCTTTTTTGGGTTTCGAGGGGCGCTTGAGGGTGATCTGCACGATCGACTCCCGCTTGGCGAGCGGCGATTCGATGCGGTCGACCAGGTAGGCGCCGTTGGCCGGCCCGTGCCGGCGCAGCTGGACGCAGGACCCCGGCGGCGCCGACCACATCTTCGCCATCGCTTCGACGGTGACTTCCTCGTGGCTCTTGCCTTCGTCGCCCTTGATCGACGTGTCGAGTACTCCGGGCGTCGAGTCGCTGATCCGCAGGCGGGTGTGGGACTTGAACAAGGTCGGTTCGGCGATGAAGTACACCCAGCCGGCCGACTCGAAGACGCGCCAGTTGACCTGCGAGCCCAGGCGGGTAATGCACTTCCAGTGGTTTTCGTCTTCCTTCTCCTCGAAGGGGTAGCGCAGGGTTTCGGTCACGTCGGCGCCGCCGCCGTAGCCGCTCACCCACTCCGCGGCCTCATCGGTCCAGGGGCCGTAGTTGGCGGCACCGTTGCTGGCCTGGCCGGCGCCGGAGCGCTGGACCGCCTGGGTGATCTCGTAAGCTTTCGCCTCGGGGTGCTTGCGGAAGTACTCGATCGCCCCTTCGCTCGAGGAGTTGTAGCCGAGCAGGAAGCCGCGCACCGACGCCTCCAGGTTGGTCGGGTCGCCGCCGAACCCCGACACCCCGGCCGGTTCGATCTCCAGCCAGTTCGATGCGACCTTGCCGATCAGGGACTCGACGATCAGCCCCAGCATGAGGGCGATCATCACCCGGGTATCGGCGCCCTCGGCCTCGGCGACGCGCAGCGCCCGGTCGCCGGCGGCGATCTGCGCGCTGTTGGCCTTTTCGCCCTTGACGGTGAGCGATACGTCGCCGATCCCCTTGCCGCGGGTCTGCTTCGCTTCCTCGGCGGCCTTGCGCCCCTCGCGGGGGCTCCTGATCTTCTGGACCTTGTGCAGTTCGGGGCAGACGAAGCGCGGCCGCGGGGGCTTCAATTCCATTACCCGGGCGCGGGCGAACTCGGCTCGCGTCATTTCGTCGCGGAAGGCTTTGTGGGGACCGTGCAGCCTGCGCAGGCGGTTGACCACCTGGGCCTCGTGGGTCAGGACCAGCGGCGAGGATTGGCTGTCGCGTTCGTAGGCGACGAAGGTGAAGCCGAGCCCGTCAAGCTGGAGGTTGTAGCCGTCCTCGAGCAGCGGGGAGTTGAGCAGCTTCGCGCCCTCGTCGTGGATTTCGAGCTTGAGCTCGGAAGCCCCGTTCATCTTCCGGACCAGGGTCCCGTCCATCAGCGCCCCGCCGACGCGATCGACCAGCTTCTCCCCGCGCAGGGTGAGGTCGAAGATCGAGGACCGGATGCCCTGCACCCGCGGCAGCAGCGGGACGTTGACCGCCGGCTGTGCCTTGCTGACGCCGATCCGCGCCACGTCAGCCCGCCGGGATGGTCAGGTGCCGGCCCTTCGGCAGTTTCTTTTTGATGTCGTGGATCCCGTTGGCCTTGCCGATCGCTTTGGCTTCGCCGGGATCGCCGGCGTACTGGGCGGCGACTTCGACCAGGTTCATCGGCCGCGGCAGCACGATCGACGCCGGCGCCCGGACCCCGCCGTCGCCGTCGCCGCGATCGCGCCCGTGCCCGACCTTGCGGGCGTGGATTGCCTGGGGGTCGTTGAACTCGACCAGCTTGAGCACGAGCTCGGCCTGCAACCACCCCTGGCCGGAGGGGAAGGGCAGCAGGTTCCCCCATTCCGGCCAGTCCATGAGGAACCGCATCCCCGAGTAGGGCATCGGCCCTTCGGCGGTGAAGTCGATCGCCGGGAGATCGGTGGCGAGGTCGACGACCTGCATCACGTCGGGTTTGACGTTTTCTTTGCGACCGTCGGCGAGCCCGTCCCAGAAGGCCGGCACCGCCAGCGTGATCAGCTTCTGGCCGGTGACGGTGGTCAGGGACGGCCGGCCGGGGCGCGTCCGTTCTTCGATGTTGGGGCCGCCGTCGACGGGCAGGATCGGCCCGTTGCCGAGCGGCACCCGGAAGGTGAAGTACTTGGATCGCAGCTTGATCGTGGGTCGGTTGCTCATAGCCTCGCGTCCTCGTCGTCTTGGACCTCTACAACCCCGGCCGCCAGGACCCGCTTGGCGACGACGAACTGGACCGGCTGCTTGGTCACGGTGCGCTTCCGGCCGCCCTGCAACAGCTTCGAGAGCGCAGAGCTACCGGCGCTGGGCTCGGAGCGCGTGTTTTTGCGGGGCGCGCTGGAGGGGGCGTGCTTGCCGCCCCCGCCCTTGCCGCCACCTTTGCCGCCCCCGCCCCCGCCAGGCCGGTTTTCCAGCCCTTCGAGTTCCTTTTCGGTGCCCTGGATGCTTTCTTTGAGGATCATCCCCCGGGTTTCGAGTTCGGCGCCAGCGAAGGTGTGGGCGGTCTTTTCGATCGCCCGCTGCACTTCGCCCAGGGTGGTCTTCAGGGTCTTCAGTTTTTCTTTCGCCGCGTCGACCTTGTTGCCGTATTCGAGGGTGGGCCGCTGGGCGTTGCGCAGGAACCCGGCGTACTTGCCGCCGACCGTCTGGGCGGCTTCGAGCATCGTTTCCGCCTGCCGTTTCTGGGATTTGCGCAGCTGGTCGCTGTTCTTCGAGAGCTTTTCGTTGATCGGCTGGAGTTCCTGCAAGCTGGCGCCGTCGGCCTTCATCGCCGCGCGCCGCTGGAGCAGGGCGGTGCGCGCCTGCTTGAGGACGTTGATCCGGTGCCGCTCTTCGAGGATGGCGAAGCGCAGGAGTTCCTTGGTCGACTGGAGCGCCTGGCCGTGGCGCCGTTCGGCCCCCTGCACTTCGCGGGTGCGCTCGGCGACCCGGCGGCGGGCGCGGGCGAGGGTGATTTCCGCCTGGATGGTCGCCCGCGAGCCGGGGCCGAACCGCCGGCGCGCTCGAGCAAGGGCGTCTTCGTCGGCTTTCACTTCCCGGCGCGCCTGATGCTGGCGCTGGCGGGTGCGGGTGACGGCCTCTTCTGCGGCGCGCAGCGTCCGCACCTGGCCGCGGGCGGCCTTGAAGGCGTCGGCCATCCCCCGCGCGCTCTGGGCGAGTTTCTGCTGTAGGGGGTGGATCTCCTTCTCGGTGCCGAGCAGGTCCAGCAGGGCGGGGCCGAAGGTGAGCGCCGCGCCGCCGGCCGCGCCGATCGCCGCGCCCCAGGGGCCGCCGACCGAGAACCCGAGCGCCGCGCCGCCGCCGATGTTGCCGATCGCTTCGCCGCCCTTGCCGCCGATCGCCTGGCCGGCGGTCATAAGCCCGACGCCGGCGACGCCCGCGCCCAGCCGGCCGAGCCGCCCCCTGTTGAGGGTGGTTCCCGCCTCGGTCGCCTGGAGGATCCCCAGGTTCTTCGCCGCGGTGAGGACGGCGCTGGCGAAGAGCAGCATCGGGCCGGCGAGGGCGGCCAGGATCGCGAGCTCGCCGGCGGCGGCTTTCACCGGGGACGGGAGACCGGCGAAGGTGTGGACGACGCCGGAGACCGTGTGCAGGAGGCTCAGGAAGGGCGGCACGACGATCGGGAGTACCTGCGTCCCGATTTCGATCAGGACCGCTTGCAGCTGCGCCCAGGCCCGCTGCAACTGGAACCCGAAGCTCTTTTCCTGTTCGGCGAGGACTTGCGCGGTGGCGCCGGTCGTGTTCTTGAAGGCGTCGAGGTCTTCGCTGGCCGACTTCGCGTGGATGCCCGTCAGCGCCAGCACGCCGCCCAGGGCGCGAATGTTGGGGAAGAGCTTGGCGACGGCCTCTTTCGACCCGTCGGTGGTCGCGAGGATCGCTTCGAGCGCCCCCTGCAACCCCTTCTTTCGGACCAGTTCCTCGCCGGTGGTCCCCATCGACTTCAGCGTCTTCGCCAGGTCTTTGCCCGGTTTGAGCAGCGTTACCAGGGTGTTCTTGAGCCGCGTCGTCGACTCGGCCGCGGAGAGCCCGCCCTTGGTCATGGTCGAGATCGCCGCGCCCACCTGGTCGAGCCCGACGTTCATCTGGGAGGCGAAGGGCAGCACGTCGCCGATCGTGGTCGCCAGCTGGTCGAAGGTCAGAACGCCCCGGTTGACCGTTTCAAACAGCTGGTCGCTGATCTGGCCGGCCTTGCGCGCCGGGAGTTCGTAGGCGTTGAGGGCGGCGGCGACGGCTTTGGTCGCGACCTCGGTGGTGGTGAGCCCCGCCGACGCGGCGAGCGCCGACTTGTGCAGGATCCCGATCGCTTCCTCGGCGCTGAAGCCGCTCGACACGAGATCGTAGAGCCCTTCGGCGAGGGTGTTGGGCGTCTGGGCGGTGGGGCCGGCCAGGTCCAGAACCGACTTCTTCAACCGCTCGAACTGCTTGGGCGGCAGCTGCGCGATCGAGTTGACGTTGCGCATGTTGCGGTCGAAGTCGAGCGCGAACTTGCCGGAGATCGCCGCCACCCCCAGAATTGGAGCGGTGAGGTATTTGGTCAGCCCCCGCCCAATCGACTTCATGGCGGTGATCTGGTTCGTAAGGCTGCGCCGGATCCCCCGGCCAGCCGCGCCGCTGGCGGCCGTGGTGCGTTTGCTGGCGGCCTCGACGGTGGCGGCGTTCTTCTCGATCGCCGCGTCGGCTACCTCGGCCTCGGCGGCGACTTGCTTGCCGCCGGAGAGCCGCATCCGCATCGCGATCAGGCCACCGTCCATACGTCAATTCTCAGCGCGGGGTCGACCCCCGCCGGCGGCGCTAGGAGGGCATAGACCTGTCGAGCAGGTCGCCCACTTCGTTGCGGATCGCTACCGCCTGGTCCTTCCTCTCGTCGGCCCTTAGTTTCTCGGCCTCGAGGGCGAGAGCTTCAAGCGGCTCGATTTCGTGCGGCCAGCGGGCCGCTAGGAACTCCGACGCGATGCCCGCGGCCGACGCGAGCGCGGCCATTCTCACGGCCGGCTCGCGTCGAAGCTCCGTCAGGAAGGGCGCTCGGTGCCCTCGCCATCCTCCTCGTCGCCTTCGGTCGGCGACGCCTCCTTGAGCCACTGGTCGACCTCGACGTAGAAGGCGTCGAGCGCGTCCAGGTTGCCCTTGAAGAGCAGCCGGACGATCGCCGCCGGCGACTCGCTGCCGGTCAGGATCTCGCCCAGGGGCGGGACCACCTTGCCGAGCCGCTGATCGAAGCGCACCGGCTCATCGCCGAGCCCGGAGTCGGGGACCAGGTGGGCGGGCATCGGGTCCTCGCCGTCGCCCATGCGGACCAGGATGCAGTCGCAGGCTTCGGCGATGATCTCGGCCGCGTAGCGCGCTTCGACCTCATCGTTGATTCCGGTCTTGGCGATCCGGCGGACCTTCTTCTTCCGCTTGATCGGGTCGACCGGCTTGGCCCGCATCAGGAGGTTGCCGTGGAACCGCCCCGGGAGGATGGGGAAGGTTTCGCGCCGGTCCTCGCGGGCGGTGCTGTAGTCCTTACCCAGCTGCTCGAAGACGCTGGGCGGCTCGGCGACCGCGGTCTCCTCGAGCTCGCGGGGAGCCTCGTAGCGGCGCAGGTTGTCGGCCGTGACGCGCCGCGGTTCCTCGCCCTCGACGCTGATGGTGAAGTACCCGGTCTCGTCGGCCTCGACGGCGACGGTGCCGATCGTGCCCTCGGGCTGAATCGCTACCGACTCGCCGACCTCGAAGACTTCGCTGCCCTCCATGCTGCTCCCTTCGCTCGTGGGGTTGACGAAGGGGAACCTACAGCCGGTCGGGGACGGTCTAGCTGATCGCCTCGTCGGCGTTGACTTCGATGGAGAACATCGCCTTCTCCACCGCGTCGGAATCGTGGTTCGGCATCACGAAGCCGCTCATGATCCCGGTGTAGGTGTCCGGGTCGCCGAACGCCGTCTTGTCCGGGTTGAGTTTCTGCCGGACGCAGGTCACGCGGCCGATGTTGACCAGCGCGTCGAGTTTCTTGCGGTTCGGGTGGTCGCGCTCGAGGCGGTAGCGGCGGCTGACCGTGAAGTCCTCGCGCGAGCTCACGCCGCCGACGGCTTCGGAGTCGCCCATGTTGCCGGCGCGGTGCTTGACGGTCTCGCCTTTCTTGGCGCCGCCGTCGAAGGTGTCGAAGACCCCCAGGTCGAGGACCATGCCGAGCCCTTCGACGATGAACGTAACCCTTTCCTGGCGAGTGAGCATCAGAGGCTTTCCGAAATCGGGACGTTGACGATCTCCGCTTTGAGCAGCCCGCCCTTGGGGCTGATGCGGAGGGCGACTTGCGCCTTGATTTCTTCCTGTTCGATCGACTGCGGCGTGTTGACCGCGGGGCCGGTGTTGATTGCGAAGGCTTCCTCGGGCAAGGCGCCGTAGAGGGCGTCTTCCCGGTAGAAGGGCATACAGGCGCGGCCGCTGATCTGGCCGGCGAGGTCGGAGAAGACCAGGCCGCGGCCGTCGATCTGCTCGAACTCGAAGCCCATGAGCACCTGCCGGGTGAGCTCGGAGACCGCCATCACCAGGCGCGACGCGGCGAAGCTGCGCCAGTCGCGGGACTCCTCGTCCTGGTCGATCAGGGTCCGGTCGCCGAAGGTGCAGGGGACGCCGCCGGCGAGGATCGCGCAGGTCACGCCCGCGTCGTCGAGCTCGGCGATCTCTTCCTGGGTCCAGGTGTTGACCAGCCCCAGCGCCCAGCGGGCTTTGCCGCGCTTGCGGCCGGCCGCCGGCTTGTTGGGGTTGTTGCCTTCGGCCTCGCTGCGGGCAATGATCCCCATCTGGACGCCGGAGTACGGCACCTGGCGGGTGGTGCCCTGGGTCAGGCCCGGGATGATCGCCCACTGGGCCATGTAGGCACCGCGGCGGGCGCCTTTGCCGGGGGCCGCCTGGAGCGGGGTCGCGTTTTCGACCAGTTCGTCCTTGGTCGCTTCCTTCTCGTCGTCGAGCAGGGCGCGCCGGTTGTTGAGGATCGAGGTGGCGAGGAGGGCCAGGTGGCCTTCTTCGTCGCGGAAGTTGGGGGCCGAGACCTGGCCGGGGCCGAGATCCTTGACCAGGCGGTTCAGCGCTTCGACTAGGTTGCCACCGTCGGCCGTGCCGGTTTTCGCGTCCCCGCCGGCGAGGGCGAGCGTCTGCGATTTCGGCAGTTTGGCCGACGGGCCTTTGGCGGCCGTGATCCAGTTCGAGTTTTCGTTGACCCACGCGACAACGGCGTCCTGGGTTTCGAATTCCGGCGTCGCTTCGACAACCTCTTCGTCGAAGCTGACAGTGACTTTGGTTTTGCCGCCGGCGGTCGCGACCTGGACTTTGATCCGGTTGCCGTACTCGCCGACCTCGCGAGCAGTGAAGGTGAGCGAGACTTTCGGCGCTTCGTCCGCGTCGGCGAAGTCTTTTTTGGCGGCGACCGGGTTGTCGCCGGTGACGCGGGTGACATAGACGACGCTGGCGCCCTCGTTGAAGGCGGCGTCGATGCAGTCGAAGACCTCGGGATCCCCGACCAGCCGGCCGCCGAGCTTGTTTTCGGCGTCGGTCGGGCTGATGCAGAAGTGGTAGCCGTCGGTGTTGCCGCGCTCGGTGAAGCCGGCGATGAAGCCTGCCGACGTGCTGGGCGCCGCCGCCTTCGCTGCGGGGCGCTCGCCTAGCGTCACCTGCTCGCCGAGTTCCATGCCTTCAAGAGTAAGGATCGAATCGACCCCTTCGCCGAGTAGGGTAAAACGCCGATGCGGGGTCCCTTTGCGCTACGTCAAGCGCGGCTAGTCCTCGGGGTCAAAAACCCCGCCGTCACGCAGGCGTTTGACCGCATCGGCGCCGGCGGATCGAACGTCCGCGGAGCCCCCGCCCTCTTTGACCCTGGGCCACGGGCCGGGGGATTCGCCCGGTTCGGGCAGCGGATCGGGCGGGCCTTCGTTGCCGTCGAAGATGTTGGGGACCTCGATCTGGAAGACGTTGACCACGGCCATGATGTTGCGCTCCCGATCGGCGCCGGGGGGGCGCATGTTCTTGAGGTCCATCCACTGGGTGTTAGTGGCGAAGCCCCCCAGGTCGGGCTTCTGGGCGATGATCTTCGCGGCTGCGCTCCCGTAGACGCGGGCCAGGCGCTTCGTGTCCTCGATCGAGCTCCCGCTCGCGATCGCCGAGAGGTTGACCAGGTAGAAGCCGGTCACGGTGCCGTCGCCCTCGTAGCTGGGCGGCTGGCCGAACCCGGGGCAGTGCGCCAGCAGCATCGGCAGCTGGTCTTCGGGCCAGTTCTCCTGCGCGGCGTGCTTGACCGTGTAGTCCCTGATCGGCAGCACGGACGGCAGGCCGGTCTCGGCCGGGTCGCCGACGCCCCCCGGCCAGAGTTTCTGATCGGGGTCCTTGATCCGCACCGCGTCGCCCAGGTAGGAGGGCATCCATTCGCGCAGGAAATCGAGCAGGACGCCCTCTACGTCGTCGCCGTCGACCGTGGTCCCGAACTGGTCGCCGATCACGCTGGGCTCCAGACGCCGGCGCGCAGGTGGCCGTGGTAGCCGCCGCCGTCGATCGAGGGCGTGACCGTGGCGGCGCCGGCGTCGTCGACGGCGATCTCCCACTCCGGCTCGGTCCCGTCGCCGTGGCCGGTCGCAGGGATGCGGGCCTGCGTCCCAGAGCCCGGTAGGAGCGCCCAGAGGGCCACTGGCGCCCCGCCGGCGGCACAGTCGAGGAAATAGTCGCCAGGCTCGAGCAGCGCCGCCTTGGAGTTGACGCGGTGGCCCTGCATCAGCCGACCCCGAACGGATCGGTCAGCCCCATGCCGAACGGGATCCCGCCGCCACCCGCGGCCGCGACCTCGCCGGCGTCGAGCCCGAAGACGTAGGCGTGGACCATCTTCGACCAGCGCCGCACGTCCTCCTCGCGCACGTCGACGGGCGGCCGCGCCGGCATCCTCGAGGTCCCCTCCTGGTGGTAGCGCGCCCAAGGGATCGTCGTGCCGTAGACAACTTCCTCCTCGGTGATCCGCTCGACGTGGCCGATCGCCGCCAGGCCGCCGCTCAGGGAGTCATACAACGCCTCGGTCGCCTGGAGGATCTTCGCGGGGTAGCCCTGCTGGGCCTTGCGCTCGATCGTGGTCTGCGAGAGCTCGGGCCATTCGCCGCGGCCCTCGGTCTCGAAGAGCTCGATCTCCAGCCGCCGCATATCGCCGAGCACGGCCGCCAGGACGGGCGCGCCGTTGAGGGCGCGGTCGCGGAACCCGACCAGCATGTGGTGCATCGCCGGGACGCCGTGGATCTCATATTCGATCCCGAAGCTGCTCATCACCAGGTGGGGCCATTGGGGCCGAGCAGACGCCGGTCGTCGAAGGTGGCGCGGCTGATCGCCGACCCGGCACCGTCGCCGCCGCCTTCACCCCCGCCGCCGGTCCCGCACTGCTTCTCGACCTGCTCGGCCAAGCTCTTCATCTTCGGTTTGTAGAGCTTCTCGAGGGAGGCGAAGCTGTTGCCGGCACCGGTGGTCTGCTCGGGAAAGAGGCTCTGCTCGACCAGCATGGCGGCGAGGATGGCCGCGACCGACTTCATGGATTCTTGGAGCTTGTCCGTGCAGGGGACGCCGCCCAGGTCCGAGAGGATCAGCCCGACCGCCTGCTCGATAATGGATTCGACTTCCGGCGGTTTGACCTTGGTCAGGTCGTTGAAGGTGCCGGCGATCGCGCCGCCGTCGATCTTGGTCCGCGCCCTGATGTAGGAGGCGACTTCTAGGACGCTGGGGCGGTAGGGCGGCGGCTCTTCCGACATAGCTCAAGGCTACGGCCGGCCGGGACCCCCAGAACGAAGGCGACCCGCACCAGGCGGGTCGCAGACGGGACAGAGAGGCGGAAGGATCAGGCTTCTTTGTCGACCCCGGTCAGCTGCGTGATCGCGCTCGCGTCGAAGGCGACCAGGACCGGCTGCACGTCGAGTTCGAACACGTCCTTGAAGCCCCGGACCCGGTGCTGCTCCTGGGTCAGCGGTTTGTCGAAGGCCATGACGCCGATCCCGCCGGATTTGATGAAGTACGGTTCGCCCTCCGGCGCCATCGGGGAGACCAGCATGGTCAGTTTCCAGAGGTCGAGCATCGCCTGGAGGCGATCCTGGTAGACCACCTGGAGGACTTCCGCGTCGAGCGGGTTGAGGATCATCAGGTCGGGGCGCATCCCCGCTTTGTCCTCGATGAACTGCCGCATCACGCGGGCGAAGGTCGCGGCCGGAAGTTTGTTCGGGTTGACCTGGCTGATGCCGTTCGGCAGGTCGATCCGCCAACCGTGGGTCGCTTCGATCTGGCGGCCCCACTCGGCGACCACTTTGGCGAGGACTTCCATCGCCCGGGTCTGAATGCGGTCGGCGATCGTGTTGGCGGCCTGGGTGAACTGGCGCCGGATCGTGATCACTTTGTTGTGTTTGCGCGCCTCGTCGGTGACTTCGATCGCGCCAGACCAGGACTCCGGGCGGGCGATCTTCGGCGCGCGCCGGGTCGAGCCGAGCGTCGGCGCCGGGGCGCCGGGGGCGCGAGGCGCGATGCTCTGGTCCTCGGGCAGGAAGAAGTCCTCGGGGAAGGTCTCCTCGTAGACGATCGCCCCACCTTCGACCGTGAAGCCGGGGGTGGCGAAGATGCGCTCGGCGAAGTAACCCTCGTTGGCGGCGACCAGGTTGCGGATGATCGCCGGGATCTGGGTCGGCGGGTTGACGTAGGAGTCGACCGTCAGGCGGGTGCCTTCGACCTCGATCCCTCCGAGCACCGGCGCGAAGACCGGGTTCTGCGGCGGGACCTCGGCGCCGGCGAGTACCGGCAGCTGACCGTGGTCGTCGAGCTCGACGCCCGACAGTCCGGCGCGGTCCAGCAGACGGCGAAGTTCGGAGCCCTGCGGATCGTGGACGGCGGTCGGCAGCATCAGTAGACCTCGATTTCCAGGTAGTCGTCGGCATCGCCGCCGGTGAACGCCTGAGCGACCGCGGTGGCCGAGTCGGTGCCGCCCGCGAGGTTGGTTTTCGCGACCGCTTTCACTTTGCCGGCGCCGGTGGAGGCGCCCGTGTTGGCGGTCGTGACCAGCTGGGAGGCTACGTCGTGCGCGAGAACCGCGGCGGCGATCGTGGCCGGGGTCGACGTGATTTTGCCTTCGGCGTCCGTGGCGAGTTTGACCACCACGTCGTTGCCGTTCACGTCGACTTCAAGAGCTTTGTTGTTGCCGGCCGGGTCGACCAGGGTGACGGTCGTGTCGTTGCCGTCGACGCCCTCCTCGCGAGAGGTCCAGGTGATCGCGTTGTTTTCGCCGACCACGCCGGTTTTTAGGGACGCGGAGACCGCGGAGTCGGCGGCGATCGCCTTGCCGTCGGCGCCGACCGCAAGCTCCTGTTCGGCGTCGATTTCCTCGCCGGCGACCACCCAGCCGATCGAGCCGCCGCGGTACACGTCGGTCCGCAGGGTGAGATCGTGGGCGTCGGGGGCGGGGTTGGCTTTCGGATCCGCGGTGTCGTACTGCGGGATGCCGAAGATCCGGGCCGAGCCCGCCGGAGCGAGTCGCGCCTTGATATCGCCCTGGGCGCTCTTGCCATCGAAGGTGACGAAGCGGCCGCAGAGCAGCTGCTCGCGCTCGGCCTTGACCGAGACCTCGTTGACGGGGTGACGTGCCAGGCGCTCCATCAGCCGTTACTTCCTGCGCCTGCGAAGGCGACCTCGGGGAAGAGTTGACCCATCCGCTGGGGGGTGAGCGCCGCCGATGCGGTCGCGCCCTGCTGCTGGCCGGCGCCGCCCTGGCGGGTGACGGGGTGCAGCCCTTCGGCCAAGCCGCCTTTGTCGACGCTGGCGGTGAGCAGGTTGTAGAAGGACTCGGGATCCCGCTCGTGCAGGTTCTCCATCGAAGCTTTTGCCGACGGGGCGATTTTGCCGACCGCGGTGGCCGCGGCGATCGTGTCGTCGCGCCGTTTGACCTCGGCCTCGGCGGCGACTTTCGCCCCGGCGGTCGCGCCCTGCTGGACGCGCTCCCACTCGGAAGCTGGTACCCGGACCATCCCGTCGGTGCCGGCGCCGGCCGCCGGGGGGGTTGCCCCACCCTCGCCGCCTGCGGGCTCTCCCTCGCCGGGGGCGGGCTCGCCGCCCTCTCCGGCCGGGGCACCCTCGCCGCCCTCGCCCTCGCCGCCCTCTCCGGGGGCGGGCTCTCCACCCTCGCCGCCCTCGCCGGCCGCTGCCTCCAGGGCAGTGAGCTCTGCGATGCGGGCGTTGATCTGCTCGGGGGTCGCGTCCTCCGCGAGGCCGAGTGCTTTCAGTTGCTCCGGGGTCATGCCAACATTGTTACCGGGGTCCCCTACCCCTGCCTCGGGGTCTTTTTGAGGGAGGCCGGGAACCTCCTCGCGAGAGGCGAAAACCCGCATTGCAGAGCGGGGTTTCGCGTCCGCGTGTGCGGCGGCGAGCACCTGGGCTTTGGCGGAAGGCGAGATATCGACGAAGGTCTCCAAGACCTCGACGGGCTCGGCGAAGGTGATTTCCTGCTGATCGTTGGTCGTGAACGGGACCCGGCGAAGGGTGCCGTCGTCGGCGTCGACGATCAGCTGGTTCGGGTCGACCCAGGCGGCGCGGGGCCACCACCAGTACATCCCGTCCTCGTCACCGGGGTTCTCTTCGAGAATGACCTCGGTGATGTAGGTCTCGACCACCCGGTCGATATCGGCGGCCGCGTCGGCGGGGGTGCGGAGGCGCGAAGCGGAGGCGCGACGGGGGCCGGATTTGGCGACGGGCTTGGGTAGGCGATCCACGATCCCTATGTTGGCACCGCCGCTTACCCCTGTTCGGCAGCGGCCAGATCCTCGGGCGTGACGTATTCGACGCCCTCGCCTTCGGTAAGAAATGCCTGCAAATCCTCCAAATCTTCGACCGCTGGGCGGAAGATTCCGAGCAGGGCGACGGCGGTGAGGACGAAGCTGTATTTCTTGCCGCCAGGCGTTTCGACCTCCCAGCGGCCGTCGTGATAGGCGCCCTCGATCGAGCGCGACGGGTAGGCCGCCGGCATGATTTCCGCCAGCCAGAGGGGAACGCGCACGAAGTCGCCGACCAGCACCGCGCCCTGGTTCTCGAGGCGCAGGTTTTCGATCGAGCCGAGCGCGGGCTCGCCGTCCCCGGGCACGTAGAACGGATCGTGATCCCCCTCGCCGGAGTTGAAGCGCGGGTCGGCGTGGCCGATCTTGAGGCGCGGCACCTGAATGTGGGGATCGTCGTTGGCGGCCGTCACCGCGTCGGCCAGGTGGTCGAAGCGGAAGGTGAGCTCGCCGTGCGCCCCCGGCCAATCCATACCGACGGTCATGAGCTCAACGTCGGGGATCGTCGCGAGGGCGGGCATAGGCCGAACGATAAGGGCAGCGGCACCCCCCAACCCCGCAAACGAGTGCCGCTGCCCTTCTACGCGGGACTGCAGTCCCGCGGCGGTGTCGGCAGCCACCCGGCCGACAAGTCGACACCCTACGGACTAGAACGGCGGATCGTCGCCGAAGTCGCGCTTGCTCTGCGGCTGGGGGATCGGGGCGGGGCCGAAGAGCGCCATCTTGTAGGCCCGCTCGAAGTCGCCGGCGTCGTCGAGCCGGTAGCGCGAGAGGCCGCCGGCGGTGCCGTGGACCAGCACCCGGACCTTGGTTCCGCCGCACCTCTCGCAGGGTTTCGACCTCGTGACGGTCTCGGGCGGCTGGAGCGGGTAATCCGGCTCAGGAACGCGGCCGCTGCCCTCGCAGTCGGGGCAGTCGACGAACGCGACCACCCGGCCGGTCTTGAGGCGGACCCGACCGTCGCGCTCCAGCGCCTCGCGCAAGCCGCGGAGTTTGGCACCCGGGATCGGGGCGCGGCGATCACTCACGTCAAGGTCAGCTGATCGCCCGCGGTGGCGAAGGGAAGGCTGCGGAACGTTTCGACCCGATCGCCGGCGTGATGCAGGCGTAGAAGCGTGCGCTCCTCCTCGGGGATATCGCGCCGGTCCCGCTCGGTCCAGCCCTGCTCGAGCATGGCGGCGAGCTTCGCCTCGGTGGTCCAGTTGGCGATCGCGGGCATCAGCGCGGCGACCCGACGTAGCCCTGCTCGGCGGCCGCGAGCAGCGCCGTTGTGGCGCGCTCGGTGTCCGGGGCGGTGCTGATCGGGACCGGGGAGTCGCCGGGGTCGAGCACGCCGACGAACCAGCCGAGCTTGATCGCCACCAGGTCAGCCGTCGTGGGGCGCCCTTCCTCTTCGAGTTCGTCGCGAGCGACGACCGCCCAGTGCATATCCCCGATCTGCATCAGTCGACCGCCCAGTCGAAGGGGCGCCAGGCCGGCCCCCACCAGGGGAAGACGAAGGCGGGCGGGTCGGCGTCGATCCACCCTGGCGCGTTGCGCAGGTGCGACTCCCGGCACATGCGCCGAATCTGGCGGTTGATGATCCGGTTGATCCGCAGCGCGGCGTTGACGACGGCCGGGTCGGCGGGCGGGTCGAACTCGATATGCGTCCCCTCGCCGCGCCTGTAGATCGTGAAGTCCTGGCGGGCGGCGGGGGTCGCCGTGAAGTGGTCGCTAGGCATCCTCGGACGCCCTCCGCACTTCGACCTCATCGTTCCAGTCGTCGTCGACGATGTAGGTGTGGCTCTCGCCGGGCTCGAGCTCGCCGATCCCGTCGGGGTCGTCGGGGCCGCCCAGATCCTCGACCTTCATGATCGCCTTCTCCAGCGTCAGGTTCTCGTGTTCCTCCTCGTGCAGGTGGGGGCGCTCGCGGCGGTCGCAGCGCTTCTGGACGGTGTACGGACCTTCGATCGAGCCAGGGATCGCCTTGAACCCGTAGGCCCACTTGTCGCCGTAGCCGATCACGAACGTCGGGCCGTGCTCGCCGAGCTCGAGGGCGTCGACGCTGGCCGAGAACTCCTCGCCGGCGGCGTCGCTCGACGGGCGCAGGCAAACGTCGAGCCGGTCGACCTTGACCTGGCCCACGTCGGCGAGGGTGATGCGATCGCCGACGTGGAGGATTTCGGGCCAGGGCATCAGGCGACCTCGGCGGCGGATAAGGAGGCGGCCTGCTCGACGGCCATTGCCCGCTCGGTCTCAGTGAGGTTGTCCCAGACCGGAAGAGGCACGGGGTGGCTTTCTCGCCGTTTTTGGTAGAGAACGCGGGCCTTGTGTTCGGCCTTGGCTCGGTCCTTAGTGAGCTTCATGGTCAAGCCTTTCGAGAGAGGAACAGGATCACGCCGTAAGGGTAGCAGAAAGGTTGCCGCGCGTCAACGGTTTATGAGGCGGGCGATCGGGACCTTTGCGGTTCCGCCAGCGGCAAAGGCGACCCGGGCGCGGCCCCGGCTTTCGGTGGGGAGCTCGAGCACCGTGGCGGGGCGCCCCTCGTGACGCTGGCGGCGACCGTGGACCGGCAGCACCCGGACCTGCATCCCGATCTCCATCTTGCGGCGTTCCACTGTGGTGAACGTAGCGCCTATGCAGGCGGAAAGGTGCGGTGGCGGACCCTCCGGCGGGCCTCTTGCTGGGCTACCCGCCACCGACTCCCCAGACCTCCTGGGCGCAATCCCTGATCCGGGGTGCGTTGCGCCTACTAAGGACCCTCCGCTATGCCCGCGTCGTCGCCTCGGGTTGGGTGCGACGAAGTTTAGTAGGTCGCGATCAAGGTCCCGCGGCAGCGAAGCCCGGCTTCGCATTCGACGAAGCCGCCCAGCGGGTAGGCAACTTCGGCCTCGGCCAGCGAGGGCCATTCGGTCCCGTCGACGCCGGCGCAGTTGCCGCAGGTGTTGCCGTCCAGAATCTCGGAGGCGAAGACTGCTTTCGCGTTGGCGACCCGGATGAACTCCCGGCGGCCGGTGTTGTACGCCTGGCTAACGGCGCCGCCGATCTGTTCTTCGAGCGCGGCGCCTTTCAGCCCCTCCAGGTGTTCCCGCACGTCGGATGCAGCCGTGTCGGGTGGGAGCGCGGAGACCGCGGCCGCTCGTTTGGAGGCTGAGGCCGCGAGCCCAGCGGCGAGGGTGAGGGCGACGACCTCGGCGCGCTCGTGGACGGTGCGGTCGATCGCCTCCTGGTCCGGCTCCGGTTCGTCGGCGCTGGCACTCGGGGGCGCGGCTCCAGCGGAAGGTGCCAACTGGGCGCTGCGCTCTTCCCTGGCGGCGGCGACGCCGGCGGCCGCCACTTCGAGCAGGTGCTCTTCGATCAACTCGACGGGGACCGGCTCGACGCTGAGGCTGGCGAGGGTTGCAGCGTCGCCGTCGGCCGCGGCGACCGCCTCGACCAGTTCGTCGATCTGCGCTCCCTGGGCGGCCTGGACGGCTTCGACCAGGGTCTCGCGGCCGGACGTGTAGACCTCCTCCATCGCGGCGAAGTCCACCGCGGCGTCGACCTCGGCCTGGGTGAGCTCGCGCCGGAGCTCACGATCGGGCAGCTGCATCCCGGCCTCAGGTGCCACAGGTGCCACCCGATCGTTGGCACGGCGCTCGATTTTGCCGGCGGCGACCAGCTGGTCTCGAGCACGGCGGGCGGTGCCATGCTTCGGGTCCATGCCTGCAGCCCTGGCTGCGTCGGCCCATCGCAGGGGGCGGTCGATCACGGCCTCCAGCGCCGACGCAGCTGCAGAACGGGCCGGCTGGCGCGCTGAGGGCGCCGGTGCGGGCGCAGGCGGGGTTGCAGCGGGGGAAGGGGTTGCAGGGACCGAGATCCGGCCAGCGCCCCGCGGAAGGTGGAAGCGCTGGGTGATGTAGGCGCCGAGCTCGCTCATCTGTTCGTCGCCCTGGTCCTCTTCGCCCTCGCTGGCGCCGATCGCGATCAGGCCGGTTTCGTAGCCTTTCACCAAGTCGGCGAAGGCGAGCTCTTCGGACTCGGTGCGCTGGCAGACCAGGGCGGGGGGCTGCTCATCGTCGCCCCAGTTCCAGAAGACCTCGCGCTCGATCTGCTCCTGGGTCGCGTCGCGCAGCCACTCGGCTACGGCGTCCTGCCCTTCGATCGACCACTCGATGAACTCCCCGCCGAGCGCGCGGCTGCCGCTGGTCGCGTCGCCCCCCAGGTTGAAGAAGAGCAAGAGGAACGCCTTGCTCATCTGCTCATCGTGGTACCGGATGCTGCGGATCGTGTCCGGCAGATCGCCCTCGACGCCCTTCAGGTGCAGCTTGCCCGGGCCGGCGCCGCCGCTCGCCTCGCCGGCGCGCCAGCGTTCGGCGATTTCGGCGAGTTCCCGAACCTGCTTGTCGCTCGCGTTGGCGTCGACCTCGAACCAGGGGACGCCCATCCCGTTCCGCTGGTGCTTGGCGGCGTCGACGCGGATCAGCGCATCCTTGACCAGCCAGTCGCGCAGGCAGGGGCGAAGCATCGACCGGCCCACCCAGTCGGCGTCGTCCTCGGTGTCCCAGAGGTAGGGCAGGAGCCGGTTGGCTTCGATGATCGGGCCGAACATGGCGCCGCCGGCGCTGATCGGGCCGCCGGCGACCCAGATGTTCTGCTGGATCCCTTTCAGCGAGCCGTCGTCCTCGGTGGCGATGTTCATGATCGTGCGCGGCGGGCGGGTGCCCAGTTTCGCCAGGCGGTAGAGCCCGTCGCCCCCCATGCGCGGATCGCCGTAATCGTATTCTTCCTCGAAGTAGTAGTGGCCGTAGGAGAGCGCCTGGAGGGAGTGGCGCAGGTGACGGCCGAAGTCGAAGCGTTTGCGGCGGCGGCGCGGGCGCGGCGTGTCGGCCCCCACTTCGGGAAGGTTGAGGCTCGCGCAGGTGTGGGCGACGACCTCGGGGCGGGCGCCGTTCGGGTCGATCTCCCAGCGCATCCGCTGAATCGGGAGCGTCGTCGCGAGCAGCAGCCCCTTCAGCTGGGCGTCGGTCTGCATCCGGCGGTAGGTCGTCACCGACTGCGGCCAGCGAACGTCGGGGGCGTACTCCCGATCGTCGAACCAGACCGACCAGGGCAGAAGCCCGCCGGCGCTGGTCGTCATGCCCGCGCGGCCGATTGCCTTGGTAGGTGCCTTCGCCTCTGCCACTTGGCACCCACGCTACCGAGGGTGTCTACCCCTTAGATGCGCCCCCGCCCCGGAATCGCCCGCGACCCACGGTCATCGAGTCACAACCGCGCCCGGCGGCGGGGGGCGCGACCGCGATCCTACACGTCGACGACGCGCACCGCGTCGGCGATCTCCTGCGACCAGCGCAAGCCGTAAGTCGCAGTGCGGAGAGCTATCGCGAGATCGCCGGCGTCGGCTTTCGCCTTCCCCTCGTCGCGGAACTCGCGGGTCGAGACCATCCGCTCGCGGCCGGCGTCGTCGAGGAACCGCCAGCGATACCGGCCGGTCGGTTCCCCGATGATGCCGGCGACGGCGGGCGCCTCGTGCCTGACGGGGAAGACCTCAAAGTGGCCGCGGCCCGTCACTCGAGGACCACCCGGATCTCCAGCATCCCACGATCGACGGGGAGTAGATCGAGTTCGACCTGATTCTCGACCGTCGATGCCGAGTGGGTGATCTCGATCAGCTTCACCATGTCCTCACGGTCGAGGGCCGCCACATGGCCGCCAGCGCTCCCGAAATAGGTTCGCACCCTGTACTGCTGCGCGATCCCAGCATCGCGGGCGTCTTCATTCCCTCGGGTGAGGATTTCGATCTCGCGGCCGCGGAAATGGGAAGAGAACGCCGCGACTATTTGATCGGCTTGTTCTTTGAGCACGATGCCTCCTGTTTCTTGATCTGTCGCTGTAGCGCGGCGTTCAAAGCGGCCGCGTGCTCGGGGTGCATGTAGCCCTTCGGGGAGTCTGCCATCGGGAGAGCGGTTCCTTTCGACTGGGGGGCGCCCAACCTAGCAGAACCGTTGACGCGCGGCAACCCTTATGCAACGATCCGAGAGTGACCAAACGAAGGGAGACCCCCGTGAAGCGAATCCTGATCCCCATCCTGGCCCTGATCCTGGCGGCCGTGTGCGCGCCCCAGGCGCCGGCGGCGACGATCACCTGCGACCCGTGTTCCTACCCCTACCAGGCGTGGGCCGACGAATCGAAGATGCCGACGCCCGAAGTGACCCTTGAAGTGATCGAGACCACGGAAGCGAAGGGATGCCCCAGCCGGGTCCTGAACTTCGCGGGTTGCACCCGGCCGAGCGAAGGGAAGATTTGGCTGGCCCCGGAGATGATCGGGCGCGCCTACCCGCGCGGGACCTTCTACCACGAGATCGGCCATAACGTCGACGCCGATTTCCTGCCCGATTGGATGCGAGCTCGGTTCATGGCGATCCTCGCCCTCGAGGGGCCGTGGTACGCCGACGTAGAAGAGGTCGACTACCTGACGCCCAACGAGAAGTTCGCCGACGTGTACGCCGAGTGCGCCGTCAAGCCGGTGATCCGGCGGGAGCACCTGTGGGGGCGAGGCCCAATCTACGGGAGCGAGCCGATTGGCGGCCGGCCCCGGCATAACGCCCTGTGCCGGATGATCGCGAAGCTTTAGGACCGCGGCCTGGGCGTTCGCCCCTAGCTAGGCTGCGAAAAGCTGGTAGCTCATCTTCGTGCCGGGTTGGAACACGGTTCCTTTTGCGGCCGAGTTACGTTTTGCTCGCAATTTGATCGTGTGCAGTGCGGCCGTCAGCGGGATAACCCAGGTTTGCATCACCGTTGAGCGAGCGCTGGCAGCCCCCCCGCGGTAGCGTGCCACCGTGCCTTTCTCGGCTTCGGCATCGACCTTGACCGAGCCGTACATTTCGACCGCAGCTTCAACAGCCACGACCTCGAAGACTCCGGTCACTACTAGGTTGCTGGCCACTGCGGGCGTGATTTCCAGTTGGCAGCCAGCCAGATCGGCGTAGAGTTCTTCCAACACGAGCGCTTCGGCACTCATCGCTTTTTCGCCGACGGTCGGTTTCATCTTCCGCGAGGTAGCCGCACCGTCGCCAAGCTTCGGTTCCGTCACCGCCAGATTGGCGATTTTGGCCGTCGTCACCGCTTCGGCGGCGATCTTCGCTTCGGTCACCGCAGAGGCTTTGATCTTCCCGGTTTCGACTGCTTCGGCCGCGATCTTCCCGGCGCTGACCGCCAGGGCGGCGAGCTTGGCTTCGGTGACGGCGAGGTTGTTGAGGTTTTCGGCCCCCACCGCCAGCAGGCCCAGCTTCGCGTTCGTCACCGCCTGGTCGGCGAGCTTGGCCGCCGTGATCGCGAGGTTTTTGACCATCGTGGTCGCGACCTTTTCTTCTCCGATCGAGGTCACGCCCCCGGTGCTGAGGCCAATATCCCCGGTGACGGATTTGTAGACCGGATCGTTCGTGCCGTTGACGATGATGATCTGGCCCGCCGCCGGGGCGTTGAGCAGCAATTCCTCGATCTGAGCAAGGATTTCCTCGACCCGTTCGACCGCCGCTTCGATCTGGACCGCCCCGTTGGGCGGGTCCGTCGGCTCGGGGTAGGGCAAGGCGAAGATCGGCGTTTCTTTGGCCACGACCAAAGCCTAGAACCGACCTCGACCCCCAGAACGCAGAAGGGGCGCGTCCAGATGCGCCCCTTCTGCTCAACGCCCCCTTAGCTGGGACGCCGGAACTGTATCGCTCCGATCAGGCCGGCGCGAGCTCCTTCTCCTCGGCCTCATCGGCGACCGGCTCGGGGACCGGCGGCGGCTCGACCTGGCGGATCCTGGTCGTCACCCCCGGCAGGGGCGTCGGCCCGGTCTCGCCGGCGAACTCGACGCCGACGTGCATCCCGTCGGGGACCTCGAGCTCGGCGATCGCGGCCTTGGCCCCGCTCTTCGCGGCGGCCAGCTGGGTCACGGCGTCGCCGGTCAGCCCCTCGGGGGTGTGCCCGTCGATCGCGTCGTAGACCTCGGCGACCGGAACGGCCGGCACTTCGCTCGACCAGTTCACGATGATTTCGCCTGGGTGCCCGACGGTTTCCGGGTCTCGCTGGCCGTGCCCTGGCTGGCCTTGTCGACCTCGGCCTTGACCAGCCCCGGCAGCTGGGCCTTGATCGCCTCGTCGACCGCGGCGCGCAGGGCGTCGCCGTCGATCTTCGGGGGCGCGGCGCCGGCGGTGGCCTCCTCGACCATCCGCTTCAACTCCTCGGGGTCGACGCCGAGCGTCGACGTGGGGGCGCCGGCCTGGTCCTCGGCGACACCACACGCTTTGTCGTAGGCGATGTTGCGGCGCTGCACCGCGGCGCGGTAGTTGCTGGCCGCCTGCATGATCTCGGCCTCCTCGGCGCTCTCGTCGCCGGCGAGGCGCAAGAAGATCGCCGCCTCTTCGTCGAGCGCCGCTACTGCCTCGGCCAGCCGGCGGTCAAGCCCCAGCTGCGCCAGGCGTTGTTTCTCCTCTTGGTCCAGCGTCATACTGCCCTCCTCGGGGTCGTTGATTGAGGGGGCGAGCCTACCGCCTGGAGGGGACTAGTTCGGGTTCGCGCTTGAAACGAAGAGGCCGCAGGTGATGCAGAAGCCGCCCCCGCCAGCGAAGGCCGACGGCGAGATCAGGTGCGGGTTCTCCGGCGTGCCGTGGGGCGGCGCTGGCGGCTGGTCGCGGATCTTCTTCGCAGCGGCCCGTATGTCCTCCGGCCTCAATGGGCCGGGGTCACTCCAGGGCGGCTCCATGCCTGCGAGGCTACCACTGCTTCCCGGCGAGCTCATCGACCGGCCCACTGTTCGATCCCGCCGCGGCGACCACGGTGTCGGGGACCGACTGGTCGAAGAGGTCGGTGAAGCCCCAGACCGCAGCGTCCATGTGGTTCGGCGAGTCCTCGCCCGGGACCCAGGTCGTCTGCTCCGACTCGAGCTCGGGGAAGGTGCCGACGTGGTGGACCCGGTTCTGCTCGTAGAGCGCGGAGATCGGCTCGGCGCGCGGCTGCTTGCCCTTCGACGCCCAGACCAGCGTGACGGGGACGTTGGGGTCGACGGTGCGGATCGTCGACTCGACCATATCCCCGCCCTGGTTGCGCTCGGCCACGATCCGGTCGGCGCCGAGCTCGTAGTAGAGGGCGACCGCGGTTTCGGCCCATCCCATCGGGGAGTAGCGGCCGCTCTTATCGTCGAGCACGAAGCCGTGATCGAAGCGCCGCGCCTCGTCGTCGAGGTCTTTCAGCAGGTCCGCCCGGCCAGGGATCCGCGCGCAGGCGACAATCCCGGTCTCGTCTGAGTCTTCGCCGGCGGTGGTGGACGGGTCGATGGCGACCACGCACCGGCGGCCGTGGGTGCGCAGCACCTTCGCCTTCTGCTCGCGGTCCCGGCGGTTGGCCTCGATCATCGCCCAGGTCCAGAGCGCGCCCTCCACGTCGTCAAGTACCTCGCCGTGAAGCTCCTGCCGGCCGCGGCGGGTCCCTTCGTACCGGCGCTTGAGGCGTCGCAGCTGTTTCTCGCTCAGGTTCTCTTCGTTGTCGGCGAGCTTGAGGTAGGTCTCTACGCAGTCGGGATCCTCGAGCAGGAGCTTGACCAGGCCGACCTTGCCCTTCGGGGTGCCGGTCGCCATGATCAGGCCGGGGTCCAGCCGGACGGCGAAGCTGAGGGAGTCCTCCCAGGTCGTTTCCCAGTCGCGGATCAGGCCAACCTCGTCGATCCACGCCCCCATCAGGTTTTCGCCCTGGACCCGCAGGGCGCCGTCGTCGCCCCCGTCGATCATGATCCGCGCCCCGGTGTGCAGGTGCATCTCCCCGATCGAGCGGTTCCACTTCGCCACCAGGGGGCCGAAGATCGGTTTCAGGCCGCTCACGCCCTCGATGCACTTGTCGCGGGCGTCGGCGAAGGTGGGGGCGACGATCCCCCAGTCACCGGGCGGGTTGCTCAGGACCAGGCGGGCGAAGGTCTCGGCGCCGGTGCGCGTCTTCCCGGTGCCGCGCCCCCCACGGGCGTACCAAATCCCGGCGGTGCCGTTGACGAACTCGGGGGGCGGTAGCTGGCCGGCGTGGGCGGTGCGCAGCCAGAGCTCGTAGCGGAGGCGTGCGTAGGTGCGGAACTTCGCCGGCAGCGACCAGCTGCGCCAGGCGTCGGTCGAGGCCATCTAGTCCCCGCGCGGATCGCTCGGGTCGCCGGTGCCAAGCTGCTCGACCAGCCCCTCAATGGCCTCGTCGACCTCGGCCTCAACCTCGACCAGCACCTTGCCGCCGTGCTGGAGCTTGACCTCGCGGGCGTACTGGTCGCGCTGGCGGCGGGCCAGGAACTCCAGCGAGAGCCGGCCCCCCGCTTCCCGGTTCCCCTGCGCCGCCTTGCGGACGTTGAGCTCGTGCCAGGCGAGCCCTCGCGCCTCCGCGCACGATAAGGCGTCAAGAAACAGCGCGTAGGGGAGGTCGTCCTCGGGCACCAGGTCGAAGTCGATCTCCTCCCCGTCGCTGTGCTCGGCGGCGTTCGCCTGCGCTGCCTCCCCCCGGGTGCGCCAGGTGTGGAGGGTCTGTCGGCTGACCCCGTAGGACTGGGCGGCGTTGCCGGGCCACACGCCCAGCGAGACCATGCGGCAGATGGCCTCGGTGATCGGGATCTCTTCCTTGGCCCCGGTCTCGCCGTTCGTCACCTTGACCGACAGGTGGATTTTCGAGGGTCGGCCGCCGGGCATCTACTCGAGGATCGCGCGTTCGGCCTCGGAGCCGACGTGACCGACGACGCGGGGCGGGTTCGGCTGATCGGCCCTGAGCAGTGCGCCGGGATCGGTGTGAAGGGGAACTAGCTTCGGCCGGGCGGGCGGGCGCGTGGGCGTCTGTTCGGCACTGAGCGCGCCCTCTCGAAGGCGCCTTCGACCGCGGCGGTTGCGCTTGCCCTTCGCCATCAGACGATTGCCTCCAGCTGGGGGGTGGGGCAGAGCATGACGACGCCGGGGCCGACTTCGACCAGGCGATCGCGGAAGATCATCCTGGGGCAGGGGAAGGTGAGCCGCACCGTGATCGAGATCGTGTCCTCAGAAGGGATCAGGCGCCGGCGAAGGGCGCGGGTCTCTTCTCGGCGGGCGCGGTTGCTCACGACGGGGAAGACTAGCCCGCCGAGCGGCGCGTGCCCGGTTCTCGCGGGCGGTCTTCCGCCGGTGGCAGCCGACGCAGAGGCACTGGAGGTTGTCGAGCTCGTGCTTGCCCCCATCCTCAAGGGGGATTCGGTGGTCGGCCTCCCAGGTGCAACCCGGCCTTTCCCGGGCGTCGCGCCCGTAGCGGGAGGCCGCGCCCTCGACCAGTTCGACGCAGACCAGGCCGCAGTCCTGGCAGAAGACGTAGCCGTGGGCGAGCAGGTCGCGCCGGACAACGGCGGTGCGGGCGTCGTAGGTGGTGCTGAGGTAGTAGTCGCTGGCGCAGTTGCGATCGCCGACCTCGTACTCATCGCCGCGGTGGGTGAGCCGCGCCCGCCGGCGGTAGTCGCTCGGGTCGACCAGGACGATCGGATCGCCGCACCAGCGGCAGTGACCGGGGCGGTAGGGGCCGGTGTAGGGAGGGTGGGCGATGACGAAGAGGCGGCCGCGTCGGCGATCCTGAACCTCGCGCTGGCGATCGCGGTGGGCGGCGCAGTCGTCGAGGTCGAGGCATTCAGCGCTCATCACCCGGTCCCGGCCGGTCGGCCCGTTGGCGCCATAGGTGAAGGTCGGTTGAGACCGGACCTTGTAGAGCAGCTGGACGTTGCTGCGCTTGCACCAGGTACAGCGCCCCGCCGAGCTCGCCCACTGCCAGCGTGGCGGCGAGTACTCGACCGGCGGTGGCGCCAGCTGGGCGTCGAGCCGCGAGAGTGCGGCCGCGATCGCCTCGTCGGTGGGGCGCCCTACCGTTGGGAGGGTCGCTTGCCCCATCCGCCCCAGCAGGCGTCGAAAGCGCGCGTCATCGACCGCGGAAGAACTCGGAAACGTGATAGCTGAACCGGCGCAGCCATTCAACGATCCGTTCCCAGCGGCTCATCAGTCCACCGGATCCGGGTCGGGGTGGCCAGCCAGCCACTGATCGAAGCCAGCCATCGCGCCCGCTTTGGCCGCCGCCTGCACCGCGGCGTCGCCGTGGTAGGCGTCGCGGGCGAACTGCTCGGCGATCTCCGGCAGCGAGAGCTCGGGCAGCATCCCGTAGTCGGCGGCGATCTGCCAGGGACCGGCGACGATGGCAAGAGTGCGGGCGTTCTCCAGGGCGAGGTCGGCGGTAGTCGACTGCCGGTGGGAGAGTTCGGCGTCCTGGCGACGACGGCGGCCACGGCTGAGGAGTCGATCGAGCAGCATGGCGACACACTAGGAAGCGGGCCGGACGGATCAGGGCGTAGATGGTGCGCCAGCGCCGGCTAGGGCGCGACGCGGCCTGTGAGAGCGCGAGAGAGGGTGTCTAGCCTATGTCGCCCAGTGCGGCGTCGAGCTCGGGGTCGACGCCGGCGGGCGGGGTCGGCGAAGGCGATCGCGGCGCCCCCGTCCGGCCGGGAAGCGAGCCCTTGAGGGCAAACCAGAGCTTGGCCGCCTGGACGTTGCCGGAGACCGCCGCCTGGTAGACCGCCTCTTGGACGTGCTCGGTGGCGGTGGCTTCGGCCTCGCGGACGGCCAGGGCGAAATCGGCGTCCTCGGCGATCACGCCTTCGACCTCGGCGCGGGGGACCTTGAGGACGTAGGCGGCGGCGCCGATCAGCATCCCGCCGCGCAGGTGCTCGAGGAACGCGGCGCGGGCGTCGACGTCGAAGGTGGGCTCAGACATGCGCCCACGCCTGTCGCTTGACGATTTTGGAGACCAGGGACGTGCTGACCCCGAACTCGCGGGCGACCGATGCCTGGCTTTGGCGGCCACAGAGATCGCGGATGCGCTGTACATCGGCCTCGGTGAGTTTCGCGGCCGGGTTGCGCTCGCCAGGTCTGGGCGGCAATGGAGCAGCGCGACCCTTCGCCCGCATATCGGCGAGGTTGTCGGCGTTCGTCCCCAGGAACAGGTGCGCCGGGTTGCAGCAGGGCGGGTTGTCGCAGGTGTGGCAGACCAGCATCCCATCGGGGATCGGGCCGTTCTCTTCCTCCCAGACCACGCGGTGGACGTAGCTGTCGCGGCCGTCGATGTAGACACGGCCGTAGCCCTTTGGAAGTCGCGGGCCGGTCCACGGCCAGCAATCGTCAGGGCCGCGAACGTCGATCCGATTCAGGCGGCCCAATTTGCCACCACCTTCTGTACGTGTGCAGGGATTCCAAGGGTTCGGTTGACCCGGCCTGAGTTGCGTTGCTTGTACCCAAGGCGATCCCGGGCCGCCTGAATCCGCGCCTTGACGGCAAGGCGACCGACCCCGAGCAACTCGCCAATCTGGGCGTAGGTAAGACCCTGTTCATGAAGCCAGGTCGTCCGCGTCAATTCCACAACGTCTAGCGGTCCCTTGGGCGGCTCGTTGCCCGCACAAGCCGCTTTGAGGGGGCGGCGCTCGATTCCGTTACGAACCAAGATATTCCAGGTGCTCGATCTCGGCACCCCCAGAAGACGCTCAATCGTCGGCAGACCGTGCCCTTCCTGATACAGGTCGATCACTTCGGCTTCATGGCGCTGGCTATACCTTTTCATCGCTCGATCACTGCGCCCCAATAGATCATCCACCCTCTACTGTACCGGAACCGATCGACGACGCGCCAGGGCGCAACGAAGTCCTCGAACCAGGGCCAGATGTACTTGCTCAGGTAGGAGTTGAAGATCGGGCGCGACTCCTCGGTGGTCGCCTCCAGCTTCATCCCGTCGGGCGAGGTCCACTTGCCGACCCGCATCATCGCCTGCCGCTGGCCGTCGGTGAAGAACAGCACCAGCCGGTCGTGCTTCTCGGCGCGCGCCCAGAAGGCGCGGAACGCCGCGTAGGGCTCGGCGTAGGCGTCGAAGTCGGCGACGCTGAACCGAGCCGGCCGCAGGTCCGCGAATGGCCAGGAGTCGCAGTCGGCGACCCGGAGCGCGCCGGCGCCGGCGTCGACGTTGGCGAAGGGGAGAGCTTCTTCCGCGGTGGCGATCCGGTCGGGGTCGAGGTCGGCGCCGTAGACGTGCAGGTCGCCGTAGAGGAACGCCGCCAGGTCGCCGTCGCCGATGAAGGGGACGTAGGCCGACGTGCCGAGCGGCGGCGTCCACTGCCGTAGTAGGTGCTGCCGCATCAGCACCTTGCGGTGGAACTCGACGTGCTGCTTGCCGCTCATCGCGGGCGGCGGTCCTCGTGGGGCTCGGCCAGGGGGCGCCGCCAGAGGGGGCCGCGCTCGCGTTTGCGCGTCGCCTTGACTTCCCGGCAGTGCCGACCCGCCTGCGCCCCGCACGTCGGGCACTCGACCTGGTAGACCGGATCGTCGCGCAGCTTGCGCGGCTGCGCCTCTAGCTCCAGCTGGTCGCTCAAAACGGCTTCCGCTCGAAGGTGAACAGCTTGCGGTACCAGGGCCGCGCCGCCCACTCCTCACGGTCGCGCTGGCGCTGGGCGGCCCAGGCTTCTTCTTCTGCCGCCTCGCCGGCGCCGACGGTCTCCATCGCTTCGACGAACTGCCGCTCGGTGATCGCCCCGACGGCGACCAAGATGTTCAGCAAGTCGCGCTGCATCTGGAACCGGGGATTCACAGGAGCGCGCCCGCCTGTTCGGCGTAGACGGGGTGGGTGGCGAGGTCGGCCCGGTCCCAGCCGGCCGGGAAGTTGTGGTGGACCTCGCCAAGCGCGTCCTCGCCCTGGCCGGGCTTGAAGGCGCTGATCTGCTTGAAGAAGAACGCGACTTCCTCGGTCTCGCAAGCGTCCCGAACGTCGATCGCCCACTGGAGGTCCATCGGGCGGAAGCCCGACCCCGACTCGCCGCCGGCGATCAGCCAGTGGAAGTTGAGCTCGCCATCCTGGTTGTAGAAGGGCAACCCCGGGCCGGGGTAGTCGTCCTGCCATTCGTAGAAGGTGCCGTTTTCCTCGGGGTTCTGTGCGCCGGCGACAACGCGGATTTCCTCGGGGATCACGGGACCAAGCGCCGGCTCGTAGCTGATGAAGCGGTTGAAGGCGGGGATCTCGCCCAGGATCCGGGCGCGGTCCACCGTGTCGCGGTAGCCGACCGACGTGCCGAGCCAGACGTTGGGCCAGCCCGACCCCCAGTCCGCGGGGAGCATCCCGGCCACGAGCTCGGGGCGCTTCGTGAGCAGCTGGAAATCGACCCACGGGCAGGCGCGGATCACCGCCCAAACGTCGTCGCGCCATTCGTTGGGGCCGGGGGCATCCTCGAACACGTCGGCGAGGCTGGCGCAGAAGACGCGATGGACCCTGCCGAGCCCGCCGCCGGTGCGCACGTCCTCGGCGGATTCGCGATTCCATTTGGCCGGCCGGCGCCAGAGCGCGTCGCTGGTCCGCTTCCGCTTCGAGCGGCCGCCGAACACGTCGAGCCCCATCCTGCCGGAGGTCAGCACGTCCGCGTAGCAGTGGTCGCACTCGTGGGTGACGTGCTGGCAGCCCATCCACGGGTTGAAGGTGTGATCGGTCCAGCTGATGTTGGAGTTATCCGCCACGCGGCCATTCCCCTTTCTCGATCTCGATCTTATCGCCGCGCGGCATCAGGACCGCTCCATCGCCCGACGATAGGCCGCCTGGTTGATCCGGTCGACCCGAACCGACGTGACGTTGCGCCGCGCCAGCTGGGCGCCGACGTGCTCGCCGATGTGGTCGGGTTTCGTGCAGTGGTGGTAGGTCCGGTCGGTGTGAACCGAGAGGTCGCGCGGGGTGCCGGTCTTCCTCGTCACGGTCAGTTTGTAGAAGAACATCAGGCTTCCTCGGCCGGCTCGCGCAGGGAGAAGAAACCGCGGCCGGCGGCGCAGCGGTACTCGACGTGGGTAGCGCTAATCCGGTTCCGAGACCCGTTCTCGGCCGGCCCTTTGCATTCGGGGCAGTAGACGACGGTCGGGTCGTACTGATCGCGAGGCGGTGCCAGGACCGTCACGTCGTGGGACCGCGCCCAGGAGAGACCGCCGTCGAGCGTCGGCCAACCGTCCTTGTCGCCGATCTCTTCCACGATGAAGGTCCGGCCGTTGTCGCGGTCGCGCACCGTGAAGCCGATCAGGTCTTCGGCATCTTGACGGCAGGACGGGCAGCAGTTGATCTCGTCGCAGGTGCATTCCTCGCGGCCGCGCGCCGGGTGCTCTGGGGTGCGGCCGGTGGCGGCGAGGACGCGGCCGAGCTCTTCGGCTACGTCGGCGCCGGATCGGCCCTCCTCGAAGCAGAAGCGCGCCAGGTGGTCGAGCGCCTGCCAATCGGTGAAGGTATGGGCGACCGGATCGGTGGGGACGGCGCCGTTCACGCTGCCACCAGCCGATCATCGCGGCGCCGGACGTGGACGCCGAGCCGGTTGGAGGGAAGGGGATCGCGCCCGCGGTCCTCGCGGTTGCGGCGCTCGTAGACCGAGTAACAGACGGTGCAGCGGTCGAGCGAGTCAACGTCCTCGGGGTGCTCATCGCCGCCATCGGCCCATACGGGACCGAATCCTGCGCCGCTGCACAGCGACAGGGTGTCGCCTTGGACGCAGACGTGGGTGAGGGTGGGGACGGGGCGCGCGCCGGGCTCGAAGTCTTCGGGCTGCGGGATCCGGTGGAGGGTCGTCCAGTTCATCGGGTCTCAACCCCCTCGGCGGCCAGAACTTCATCGACCTGTTCATCGGTGGCAGGGCCGATGCGGTAGCGAACCAGCGTTCGGCGCATCGACTCGGTGCTCTGCTTGTCGTCGACGCTGTAGCCGCCGAAC